GTTCGGTTCAAAATCTTGTCGATGATAAGCATGATTACTCCTTTGATATTGTTGAATTTCTTCAATAAAGGACATGTATCATGCGCGAAAAAAAAAAAGAGCAAGCCGCATGTGCGGCTCACCCTTGTTCAGACCAGTGTGATAGTCTTCAGGTAAGCTTTGAACTTGGTAATGTCATTGATATCGCTGGTGATCATGACTACGGAAGGCTTCATCATAGGAATTTCCAATATATCGCACTTCGTTGCGGAAGTGAGATTATTGTGAATCCAGTCGATGAGGGCCTTGCAGGTCCTGACGCTACAGCGCTTAGTGACGAAAGTCCAGGTTTCCATGATATACTCCTTTGTTTGTCTTCAATAAGGAGTATGTATGGCACGCGAAAATATAAGAGCCCATGCATAGCGCACAGGCTCTTATAATCATATGTCGTTAATCCCGAGTTTGATCTTCGTCAGCATCGGTGGTGTCGTCAGGATCAGTCGAAGTGTTCCACTGATCCTTAGCTCGCTTGAGCAGCTCATTGATGCCCCAGCTCAGTGCCATGCAAACGCCGGAAACCGTAGCCAGACCGGCGGTAGCGGCTTCCATGCCGGGAACGTGACTGAGCTGTGTGCAGACACCGGCGATCACAATCAGCAGCACACTGAGCGCTGGCAGCCATCGACGCGCGGCCTTGATGAGACTGTCGTAACCTGAATCGGTGAGAAACGACGTTTTCTGATCGGCGTGTTCAGCCATAATATATGTTCCTTTCTTCTATGGTTTGTGTGAGGAAAACATAAGAGCCCATGCGTGGTGCATAGGCTCTTATATGTTATTCTGAAATAAATGCCTCTATGACGGCTTTCGATTTACAGATCCTTTGTGGGAACATGATGAATTTCAAACCCTTAGCGATACTTCTACTAGCAAACCAAGGCATATATATCAGCTTGAAACTTACGCATCTTACCATTCCGTCTTTTTCGATGACTTCGCATGGTATGCGAATATCACCGTCATATATGATAGTGGTAAGTGCTAAGCATCCAAGATGTGATATGCCCTTGATCCTTAAGTATCCGTTTTTGAGTTCTGTTTCATAGTTACTGTTATAGATCTTGTCCATGTTCATAATGGCTCCTTTCATTAAGGGCCATGTATGATTCATGACGTCTTAACGATCCGTATTACTATGAATCGACGAAACCGATTTGAACGGAAGGTCCGATATGGCGTCGATCATTTTCTTCGCCAGACCGTTTGATCCTGACTCCAGATACGGATTGGCGAGATACTTCATGAAGTCGTCGTATTCCTCATGGGTGATCCACCCGCGATCAATGAATTTCTGACCTTCCTCTATGATATGGTAATGCGCTATACCACGAGTCAACTGGATTCCGGTATCTTTTTGTTTTGCTTTATACAGGATCAGCGTCCACAATCCGCTGGATGCGAATACCGATCCAACGATTGTGATCAATATTTCGATCCAATGCATTGATATGATCCTTTCTATATAATATCTCGGACGCTGGTGAAGTGTTGGTGGATGTCGCCAGAATCGTGCCGACCGGCCAAAACGTATTGCGAATCTTCGCAATGAGGTGCTGTACACCTGCCTGATCCAAATATGCAACCATTGTAGGTCTTGCCTTTCCGTGAGGAGTCGGCAAAACCGGCGGAGAGAAGACGCATAGTCATTGGCTGCCGCTTGGTATGGAGGAGCTACCTAACGGTATGTTTTCTGTCACCTGGACGCACCATTCCCAGGGTGGCGTCGAACGTCGAGGAATCGATCCCGGCCATCACGATCTATACCAGCCGTTCTCCAGATCACCGCATTCGAACGGTACCGAGGAACGGTCGTATTCCGAGTCGAGTCTTCAGCCGTATATTGCGGTGTATGTATGGAGAAGGACCGCTTAAGCACTTCTAGGCAGTTCGACGCCAGATGTAAACCGCGACATACGGTTCCATTGATGACGTTCTCGTGGTCAATCCTTCATTGGTTCGAAGGTCCAGCTGTTTATTCTCGCCATATGAGCCATAGACCGGATCTGCGAAACTGTGACGGGTCGTAGCAATAGGTGGGATACCATGTCTCCGAATACGATTACCAACGGTTAGAGAATAATCAATGATACCGATTTGTGGCGATTCTCGGCTGTCCGACAATACAGTCATTCCAAAATTGGTACCAAACACAATACCATACGTATGACTATGCGTCTTCTCTCCGCCGGTTTTGCCGACGGTGAAATCGTTATCGGTGTCCGATGCAGAGACCATCACTCGTCCCTGCGCATAGCGTTCCCAGCTGCCACCGAATAAACTCGCTGGGGACGTGCTATTAGTGCTGAAATAGAGAGATCCAACGGGCTGGATCCGGTCAAGAACCTTCCTGACTAGATACCGAGCCCCCTCCTCATCAAGATAAGCTACCATGATGTCATACCTCCTAAAATATCATCAAATTCTGAAGAAACCGTCGATCGTGTCGGTGGGTATCGGTCCGATCGCATCGAGCTTCGCCTTGTCGGTTTTGGGCATCAGACCGTCTCTGGACGGCGTGGCGAGCGGGATGGACCCGACGACGTCGCTCGAGAGACCATCGAGCTTCCGCTTGTCGGCAGCCGACATGAGACCGTCAGCCGATTGAGTGGAGAGCGGGTACGCGGTGATGTCCGTCCATGGGGACCACGAATCACCACCGCCAGGGCCATATTGACGGATGAGCATAGAATCGCGGCCGGAACGATTTTGTGCATATAGTGCTGTGATATAGACCTGCACCACTTCATTTGGCTTTAATCTCGCAATCTGAAGTAAACCATTTGTTGGACTGGCAACAGGCAGGTTCTCTATGCTGGCGCTCCTCGAAAAATCAATCACATACCAGCCAGGATTTTTATAGTCGTTGAGATTGGCTCCGTTAGGAATTGTATCCGCCCTATCAATAGTCTTCAGCGAATGCAGAAGAGTCCAATCGGCAGAAGCCATAATACCAGACTGAGTCGCATTAGCTGCATCGACGTATTCGCTGGCGGTAGTTCCAGCGGCTTGGTTGGTGAAATGCAATGCCGGAACGCTGCCATGCATCTCCACATTCACATGTTCGAAATAGTGTTTGTGAATCCAGTCTAGATCAGCGAATTTAGTTGCGGATATCAATCCATCGCGGCTCATATCGGCAAGCGGATACGTCGTGTTCGTATCCTGCGTCTGGAACGTGAAGGTCGTGTTGTTACCGCGTTTCACCGTGATGGTCCTGCCGTCCACGGTGAGCTCCTTCACATACGTCGAAGCGATGTTCTGACCGGTGGAATCGTTGGTAGCGGCATTGGCATTGGCGACGGCTGACGTGATATCGCTGCCCGGATGTTTATGGACTTTAGGAGCGAATATGCCAGTGAGAACGCTCTTCAACACGGACCACAACACGATTCGGGTGCCTGCGGTGCCCTGCGTCGAGTCGATGATGAAACAGTCGGAATCAGCCGGTTCTCCGGTGATCTTGGTATAACTGTTAATACGTGCCATATGAGACTCCTATCAGGATTCGACCCACTGGGTCACTCCGGAAGCACCGGGCTCCCAGACATTGCCGGACACCGTTGAAACCCATCGCTTGCCATTATGACGGACCACGGCGCCTTCGGCATAGGCGTTGTTCGCATCGGTCGGCTGAGTCCACTCGGCGACGGCTTCGCCTTTCGACGTCCAGCCGTCGACACCGGGTTCGTGCATGTTGTAGTCCTCATTGGAGGACCACTGCTGACCGTCATGCATGACGACGGCCGCTGAATCATACGCGTTTTCAGCGCTGTTCGGCTGAATCCATCGTGCGACCCCATCGACCGGCTTCGTCAGATCCATCCACTTGTCGGTAGCCGCATCAGGAACCGTGTTGGCCGGGACCTCGCCGATCGCCTGATACAGGCTCTGCTGATAGCGGACGATATCGTCTGCGATATACGTCTTCGACGCATCCCAGTTCGGGAGAATCGCGGCGACCTGCATTAGTTCGTCCGTGGATAGCGACGGAGCGATTTTCTGCGTAATGAGACGAATCGCCGACTTTTCAGCGGCTGCAACAGCCGCACTGGCCTGGGCATCGGCCTTCTCTTTGGCGATCTTATCGAGTTCTTCAGCGGTATACGGGATATATCGCTGGATCTCTTCCTGTTCATCCCAGGCTTCCTTGGCTTCGACTCCTGGGACATCGATGATGGTCTTTACATCCTTGCCGAAGACGATCTTATGACCGTCCTCATCGAGAACCGGAGCGCCATCCGGACCAGTCTCATAGTATTCTTTGAGCACCTCGACATGAGATACTTCCTCGACGCCTTCAACAGCGTCGTGATGGACGGTAATGGTCTCGTCAACGAGCTTGCCGGTATTCAGATCAATGTCGTCGTACTGCAATTCGTTGCCGTGTGCATCGAGAATTCTTGTCATTTTGACTCCTTTACTTGATGGCGAACATGCTATCGATCGTGGAATTTGAAATTGGACTCAACACTTTCGGATCCAGCGTTGAGTTGCGAATGAAATCCTGGAATTGCGATTCCCATTGCTTGATCAGGTTCGCTGAATCGAACGTGTTATTCACCAGTTCGGCGAATGGGGTGTCGCGTCCGATCTGATTCGTGATATTCGACTGGGAAATGGCTGTGGCGCCGTTATTGACGCGAATGTCGGCGAGAACATACTCGCGAACCGTCGACGTGTTTGCCAAGACTGGTCGTGACGGCGAACCGGACGCTTGTCCTTGTTTGATGTAGATTTGATTCCGTCGAACCGGCGTCGACTTATCGACACGGAGCACCACCGCATCGATGCGAGGCATGGATGGAGATGCTCCGACCAAATTCATACGTTCGTCGGCGGTGACCACAGTCCACGTATGATTGAACCATGCTCGACCGGTGCCGACCGCCACCGTCATGCCGCCGACGGCAGTCACGACCATGCCCTTGCCCCATGTACGGAAGACGCCGTCGTTGATGACGCCATCGAACATGGAACCGAAGGTATCGGCATCATATGTTCGGTCGTGATTGACCGAATTGAAGAATCCTGAAGTATACGTCATTACGATCTCCTTTCGATCAGATGAATCCCTCATTGATGATATTGCCGTAATTATCCAGCACGTAATTGCCGTACGAATCCTCAAGCGCATCGATGCCTTCGGTGGAAAGTGGCGTGAACGTCGGGTATTCACGGTAACCGTTATCGTCCTCATTACGAACGTATTCGGTGATACGCGCTTTTTTGTTGACGCCGTAGGTGTTATCGAACTGGATGATGTCGCCGATATCATAGTCGCGATGATACCGAACCGAGCCAAGCAAAGCGATTTCAGCATCGAACGAGTCATTCGATTTCTGCGCTTTCAATTCGTCTCGGCCGTACTTTTCCAATTCAGGATATATGTCGTGGTCGGGACGAGGATGGTTATCGGCATCATTCAACTTGACGTCGGAATCCGTATAGAACGTTTCCCTAATGTCCCAACCAGAACGACCGGAGTTGTTCGGCACGTATTTGATCAGGCGACGGGTCACGTTGTCCTTGGTCTCCTCTGTCGAGGCGACATATGCCGAATTATAGAATTCGGTATCGTCTTCGATGGTATCCGAGGATATGAGGTTATCGAATTTCGGCGAAAAGACCATGTACGGATTGTCGGTTTGTTCGTAGGAACGATCCGCACCATACACTGTGGAAAACGCCAAATACGATGTCTTCCAATGGTCATCGGATTTCAGATCGAGTGAGAAACCCCAGTCATAATCATCGCATATGGTTTTGATGGCATCATATACGTAATCGCCATCGAATTCGTAAATTCGTTTATCTTTCGGATCCAGTGGCTGTGAAGAATCTTTGACATTACCGCCGTTCGAATCCTGAATAACCTTTCCATTTGAATCTTCAATATCATTGGTTATGATTTTGAAGTTTGGGATCCTACGCGATGGCTCCGACGGGTTAATGACGTTCTCTTCGAGAATCGTCTTGATGATTTCTCGAGGATCGGCTGATTCGTACCTGACTTTTTTCGGAATTACCCTTCGAAGCAGCAAGGCTTCAAGTGAACGACCGGAGACGATTAATTGGTCACCATCTTCGATGTCCGTACTCAGTTCGGTCTTCTCAATGATCATGACGTCATTGTGAGTCTCGATCTTCTGACCGGTTTTATCGAGCACAGGAGGTTCAATCAGCCATAAATAAAACCCTCGGGGGAACATATTGATGTTGGCCATGGAAGCTGGAAGGTAGAGTTCGAAGTCGCCATACCCGGAATATCGTTCGGTCCAGATAAGTGAACTGAACGTATCACATAGGCTGACGACTTCGAAACTCTTATCGAGCACGAACAGCTGTATGGAACGTTTATTTAACTGTTCAGCCATATAACGTCACACTCCTGTATACAACGTTTCGTTCTCGATCGACATTTGGATGTTATCCACACCTGAATCGGCGGAATACACGATGGTATTCGCGCCTTTGTGCAACGTGATGAATCGCACGTCTCGATTGATGGCGTTGAGAATGTTGTACGAGATGCCGTCTCGAACGATCTCAACGTACTTCTGCTTCGGCACCGTGCAAATAACCAGTTCATCGCCTTTTCGGATGCCTTCAGAGATGATCTGTCTGACCTTATCTGTAAAGACGTCGATCTCCTGACCGGCCTCTTCATTGTAGATGCGAATATTATTCACCGGGCCATCAAACGACATACGGATGATCACGCCGACTTCGGATTCACCATCGTAGACGATGCTTTTCGAATGCATATTCTGAATAGCACCGAACCACAATGGTTTAGGTTCACTCACCGGATTATTCGCCCAGTTAAACGGGAATTCGAACACTGGTTCGACATTGGAAAAAGAGGTGACCCTATTCAACTCGTTATTGATCCTGAACCATGGGTCAGGACATTTGATGACAATGGACGACGACTCTTTTTCGGAAAATATCGAAACACCATTCGATTCGACGATGCCGGTCGTACGAACCGAACGGGTGTCGGCATGAAACACCAAGGTGACTTCCTCTTTTTCGGGGAAGTACTTGTATGTTCCATGCCGAAGATCCTCAATGTTCTTACCCGATTCCGGATAATACGCGAGGTTGATGACAATCTCACGCTCGTCCTTACGGGCGCCATTAAAGATCACACCGTCGGTAGTAACAGTATTGCTGGTTTGAAGCACGGCATCGACCGGTCCGAGACCGTCAATGGCGACGACGTTATAGCCAGTCGCCATTGGGTTTCGGATGGGGAGATCGAGCGTGTCGCCACGAGCATTCGTAACAGTCATAGACTGAAACATTATCGACCTCCATTTCGATTCATTTGCTCGAATTGACGGAACTGCGTACGGGTCTGCTTGTAGATATCATAACGACTGAGCGCCTTCGGAGAAGTGTTATTCTGCGTGAAGTCGTAGTTGTTAATGATCTGCTGAGGGGTCTTCTCAACGCTTTCGGCAGCACGACCGGCATCCCTCTGGCGAGGTATCGCAGTGATATTGCCAATCATCTTGGACGAATATCCGATGCCAACCGTGTCGGACAGCATGGAATTCAGATACGCGGCTTGACCCTCGACGACCGATAGATCCATCACCGGAGTGATGGTCGGATTGATGTCGAATTCCGGAATATCGATCTTGCCGATATTGCTCAACGAGGAATCGACGACATCGATACCGCTCGTCATCATGGTCTTTGCGGCTCGAACGACGCCACCGACATTGTCGGCGATGCCGTTCTCCAGGCCCTTGTCGAACCACATGCCGACCTTGGCCATGATACGTGATGGCGATTTGATCTTGCCAGCTTCCTTGGCTGCCTCAACGGCATTCGACACGGCATCCGCTGCGGCCTGGCTGACAACACCGGAATTGCGTGATATACCCACGGCCAAACCTGCTGCCAGATAGGAACCGGCACTCTCGAAGCTTCCTCGATACGCACGAGCACCATTGACAGCGGCGCTCAGAGCGTTATTGAAGATACCCGAAAGATTGCCGATACCCGAACGCATGCCGCTGCCCAGACTGTTCGCCAAGTCACGTCCCTCTTGCGAGAAACGACCGTTGTACGAAGAAATCGCCTGAGCGACCAGGTTGAGGCCGGTACGAGTGGCTCCGATCATCGGTGTGAACGACGACTGCCAGGTTGAAGCGAATCCACTCAACCAAGAAGCGAGACTGTTGAATGCCGAACGAATCTGATTCGATCCAGAATTCGCAGCGCTTGCAGCAGCACTCATCTGAGACGAGAGATTACCACTCATGTTCATGCTATTAAAAGCAGAATTCAGAGCGTTCACGGATCCTGTCACACTCGCGGTGCCATTGGTCAAAGCCGTGTTCACATTGGACAAACCAGTGCTAATGGAAGTATTGGCATTTTGAATGGCCGCGGCAAGCGATACGAACGCCGTATTAGCAAGCGTAGTTACCGCTTGCTGGAACGCCGTGACTCCACCATACTCGCCAGACATTCCGCTCATGACGTTGGACAGCGAACGAACCGCACTGACGCTAGACGAAACATTCGAGAAATCCAATCCAGCTACGTGCGACGTATAGTTCGACAATCCAATACCGAGCTGAGTCGCAGCGGTAATGAATCCGACAGACGTTCCTTCCATCGACATGCCGCCAAGGCTATTGATGATATTAATCAACGAACGCAATGGTGCGAACGTTGGTGTAATGGCATCCGGAGCCACCTGGGAAACGGCATTATAGTATCCGGCTAGACCGTTGCCAAGCTGCGTGGCGGCAGCCTTTATAGGACCGAAATCGCCAACTTGACTGAAGTCACTCTTCAGAATCTCGGTCAACGACTTGACTGCTGGGACGGTGTTCTGAATGGCTCCGACATTAACACTATCACCAGATACGGCTCTACCATACCCAGCAAGCGCTTCGCCGAGGCCCTTCAGGCCTTCAGTAAGAGTCGACCAGCTCTTACCACCGGCGATCTTCTGCCACCAACCGTCATCGGCAGGAACGTTCTGAAGAACATTGTTCAGCGTCTTAATGGCTGGAACAGTCTTCTGAATGGCTTCAATGTTGACATCATCACCGGATACGGCTTTACCATATCCAGCAAGTGCCTTTCCCATTCCGGCAAGTCCCGTTGACAGGGTGCCCCAATCCTTACCACCGGCGATCTTCTGCCACCAACCGTCATCGGCAGGAATGTTCTGGAGAACATTGTTCAAGGCCTGGAGCGCGGTGACCGAAGTATTTATCGGTTCGGCTTGAAGTCCAGTCACGGTGAGACCGTAGTTCTTGAGTGAAAGACCCATCTGGACGAGGCCGTTGGATAAGGTACCCCAGTCCTTGCCGCCAGCAAGTCTCTGCCAAAGCCCATCGTCAGCAGGAAGTGCATTAAGCACCCGTGTCAGCGCTTGAGCGGCCGTGGCAGACGACATGATGGATGCCGAATCCAAACCAGCAACTACGGCAGAGTAATCTTTCAATGCTTGACCAAGCGGTATCAGTTTGGTTCCGAAATTCTCAATGCCATTGCCGCCGGTTATGAAGCTGGTGATGGCATCAAGAAGATTCGAAGCCGTAAGTTTGAGCACCACATTAGCCAGAGTATCAACGGCCGTTGCAACAGAGCCATCGATCTCTTTGGCGCCTGCAATAAACGGCTTCAGATTGGTCATGAAATTGGACAAACCTGTAGCCAGTGCTGGCAGCGAACTTCCAACGGCTTGCATAACGGTACCGGCAGCAGCACCTACGATAGACCCAACGAATCCGCCAAGGGCAGATCCGATCTTCGCCATGAATGCCGCGCCTTCAGACACCAACCAGTCGACACCGGGTATCTGTTTAATGGCGCCAGCGGCGGCGACGATGGCAGCGAGACCAGCGATAAATGTCGCCAAAGCAGTGACGCCACTCATGGCGCCACTGACATTAATCAGGCGCATGATCGCTGCTGTTGCGGCTATGGCCAGAATGGTCCCGGACAACGATGCTGCGATGGTACCAATACTGTCGATGTTCATGGCGGACATGAGTCCGAAAACCAATGCCAACTCGGTCAGAATTGCAGCCATTGCCGACCCAACAGCCAGAGCACCAATGACGTTCTTCTTCGCGGTATTCATAACCTTGAACGCAGCCGTCATGGATATCAACGCCATCGATAGCGATACCGCTGATTTCACCGTGGCGTCTGGGTTCAGCAAATTCATGAGCGCAAAGACACCCGTAAGAGCTGCCATGAGTCCGATCATGGTGCCGCCAACCATCAGTGCTCCAATGACGTCTTTCTTCATCTTCGCCAAAGCCTTGAATATCAAGGCCATGACTCCAACGGAAAGAAGTAGCGAGGTAAGCACCGATGGATCGAGATTACGTATCGAATCCGCGATAGCGGTGAATATGGCAGTCATGACATTGCCAAGAGCTGCTGTAATCTCCGGAGCATGACCGGCCACGGCGTTGAGTGCTGCAACCAGAATCGTCACAAGACTGTCGGTGATGGTATCAGCGTGTGCGGCAACCACCTGCAATATCTTATCGATCATTGTCACAACGGCGTCAGCGACAGCAGGCACTTGCTGAACAAGCCACGCCATAAGATCCCTGAGAATCGACGACAACGCGTCAAGAATCTGAGGCAAAGCAGCCACGATCACCTGAAGGACGCCGGTCAACGCGGTCACCAAAGACTTCGCCAATGCCGGAATGAACTGGATCAGAGCGTCGAGTGCCGTCATCAGAATACCACCAGCAGCGGAACCGGTAGCCGCGAGAGCGGTAAAACCAGCTCCAGCGAGTGCCATACCAGCGCCGATGGCGAGGCAGGCAAGGCCAAACACACCCATGGCTTTGGCGACTGCCATGAGCTCTACGGCCATCGGACCGAGAACCGCGCCTGCGAATCCAAGTCCGATAAGAGCTCCATAGAATCCAGTCAACCCAGTAATGAGCTGCTGAATATTCATCGACCCCATGATACGGATGGCGGCAGCAAGAACCGTGATTCCAGCAGCGAACGCCATCATACCTGCGGCTTGACCAGCCATGTTGTTGGGCATGAGATTCATGGCCGCAACCATACCGGCCAAAGCCAAACCGAAACCGCTGAGACCCTTGGCCAGACTATTCAGATCCATTCCGCCAAGTACCTTGATCGGAATGGTCAATGCTACAGCCGCCGTGGCGAATGACAATATGGCGGCTGAAGCCATCAGCATGCCGGCGAATTGGCCGTTGAACTTGCTGAATAGCGCCATGGCTCCGGCGAAGGCACCGAGGGTGATGACCAAAGAGCCGACGCCTTTGGCGAGGTCGCCGAGATGCATGCCACCGAGTGCCTTGATCGGGATCGCAAGAAGAGTCATGGCAGTCGCGAATGCCATGATAGCTGCTGCGGACTTCGCGTAGCTACCGCCAATACCTTGAATATAGCCAAGACCGGCCATTGCACCGGCGAGGACACCCAAACCAATCGCTATCGATCCGAGACCTTCGGCAAGATCGTCGAGATCCATACTGCCGAGAATCTTGACCGCAGCGGCAAGAGGGATCAAGGCAGTTGCCATCAAAAGGATGTTCTTGCCAATCCCGGAATAATCGGCACCAAATTTGGCACCAGCTCCCAGACCAGCCATAGCTGTAGTCAAGAGCATGATGCCCAGTGCGACGGCATTCATCGAACGCGCAAGGTCATCCGGCTTGACGCTTGACAACATTTCAACCGCTTTGGCCAGAACGATCAACGAAGATGCCATCAATACGAATCCGGCACCGATGCGAATCATGTTGGTTCCAACAGCGTTGAGTCGTTTCGGTTTGGCGGTTCCCATCAAAGCGATCGATCCGCCAAGAGCAAGAATGGCACCAGCCATAGAACCGAATATCACAGCAATTTGTGCGATATCCATGTCTTTAAGCATGTAGGCGGCTTCGGCCATAAGTTTCATGGAAGCAGCAAGTGCTACCATAGCTAAAGCGACCTTATTCAACGCATCGAAATCGAATACGAGCTTGCCAGCCTTGTTGGTCGCCGTTGCCAAAGCAGCAAGTCCAGCCATCATGCCGGTCATGACGGCAATGATGGCGGTCATAGCACCAAGTGCCGGCATGATCTTTTCGGTCCTGATGGTCGACAATTGCGTTAAGGCGTCAGCAAGCAACTTGATCGATGCGGCAATAGCGGCGATCGAAACAATCTTAAACGACTTTGCGAAGTCCTTAAATGAATTACCGATATCGTCGAGTGTCTTCTTCAGAGCGCCTTTAAAGGTCGATTTCTCAAGGTCATCGCCGACTTCATTGAGTCCCTTGATGAACTTTCTGAGCCCAACAAGAACGCCGGTCAACAAACCGCCATTGATCAATGACAGGATCTGATCAAGTGTGATTTTACCATTAAGATCGCCGAAGAATCGCTGAATGGCTTCTCCGATTTCTCGAGCACGATCGCCAATCCAATCAAACACTGGCTGAAGTGATTGTACCGCCGAAGCGATCTTATCTGAAACCTTCTGAGCGATGTCGGGAACAGTTCCGAATTTATCTTGGAATGCCTGCTGGAATTCGATACCATATCGATCGACTTCCTTTGTGCAATTAGCCAAGGTGGTACTGATAATGCCTAGAATGTCGGGGAATCCAGAAGAGCCCTTCTTTATACCGTCAAACATACCATCGAATACGCCACTGATGGATTTACCAATGGTTTCAACGACAGTTCCGAGTGACGAGAATGCGGCTTCCCAGAATTTGATAATGTTGGTAACAATCTGAGATTGTCGGACATATGCGGCAAAAGCTCTAGCACCATCAATAACCGATGAAGCAACATTAATGAATACACCGGAGATTTTTCCAGCAAAGCCCAGCAATACGCCAAAGCCCTTAACTACCAAACCAACAGCGCCAAGAAGTAGCTTAAACGCTGTCGCCACGACCTTGGTTGTTGCTCCAATAACATTCAGCAACTGAGGCGAAGGCTTAAGTCCTTCGGTAAACTTGCGGAATGCTTCGGTAAGCGCATAAATGGTCTCGCCATTCATGCTCGGCATGACTTCGTCCCAAGCCTTGCCAACCGCCTGAATGATCGTCTTCAGAGAGTTCCAAACATTGGCAAGACCCTGGATGACGTTCTCTCGACCGGACATCCGCTGCATCTTCTTGACGAAATCGTCAGCGGAAATACTGCCGTTTTGAAGGCCAGCATTGAGCGCGTTCAGTTGGTTGATTTGCTCATTGGTTATGCCGAGATTCTGTTTCTTAGCATCGTCATAACCATTGACCTCTTGAGTCAATCGGCTAACGCTATCTTTCAGGATATTAGCGTTAACCCATCCCTTTCGCAGCGACTTCTCAAATGAGCCATATTCCTGAATGGCCGCACTTGCTCCGGCACCGGCTGCATCTCCGGTTTCCTTTAATATGTCGTTAAATCGCTGGGTATCGACGATTCCTTGATTCACCAGCTGCTTGTATCCAGACGAGAACCCAGAAGACAGTAGCTGGTTTCGAGCCTGCGATTGGGCGTTGATGATGTTGCTGATTTCGTCGGAAACACCGGTCCATAGATCCTTGGCTTCTTCGAAGTCGCCAAACAGAATTTGCATGGACTGTGACCAACCAGATCCGATGGCTTCCTTGGCGGTATCGATAAGCTGCGAGAATGTCTTGACTTTGGTCGCGGCTTCCTGAGCGGTTTGAGCGAGCTGAACCAGTTGCCTCGCCTCTTCCTCAGTATAACCCTTGGAGACGAGCGACTGAACGGCCTTCTCGACATCAGTGATATCCATCGCCAGGATGTTCAACGACTGGGTCAGAACATCAGCAGTCAGCCAGTTTTCAGACAACGAATCTCGGAACGATCCCTCTGCTTCGATATACTTCTTAGCACCAGTTCCGAGTTTTTCAGAAGTCTGAATCAACAGATCCTGGAATACCTGGCCACCCATACCGGCGTTGACGACGGAGTTCCAATCCATCAGCCTAATGGTTCCGGTAGCCAGAGCCTGGGATAGCTGATACATAGCAGTCGAGGCCTGAGCAGAACTTGAACCAGAAATGGCTGCGAGGTTGGCAATACCCTTGATCGAGTTCACTGAAGTCTGAAGATCAACACCAGCAGCTGTGAACGTACCGATGTTCCTCGTCATTTCGGTGAAATTATAAATGGTCTTATCAGCGTAGGTATTGAGCTGATTCAGAGCGGTATTAACCTGAGTAAGGTTTGCTCCCTCTTTCTGGGTATTGGCAAGAATGGTCTGAACCGAGTTCAGCTGAGTCTCATACTCTTGGAAACCGCTACGAATACCTTCAGTCAGATTACTGGCAAGTTGCATGCCATACGTAGCTGCTTTGGCCGCAAGATTGCCCATGGCGACAACGCCGATGGCCTCAAGAGCCTTGAAATGCGGTTGAACAGCATCGAGCTGCTCTCCGATAGGCGTGGCCTTGAAGGTGTTCACACTGTCCATCAAGGAATCCCTCATAGAAGAGATTCCCATTTTGACGTTTTCAACACCCTTCTGAATCGGGCTCAAATCGACACGATTGGCCACATCATTGATACCGTCGATTGCATCGACAGTCTGTTGAATACCAACGGTATTGGTGCCAATCTTTCCGATTGCAGAGTTTGCTTCGGCGGCAGACTGCTGCACCTGATCGGACATCTTGTTTGCAGCGGATGCGACACCGGTTAAATTGACGTTATCGGAAGCGGCGCCAATCTGTTGAACACTCTTCTGAGCGCTCGAACCCATCTCGGCAAAGTCGTCAGCAGCTTTGGATGTAGCTTTACTGACATCCTTCTGCATATCGGATGCAGACTTGGAGACGTTATCGAACTTGACTTTCTTGGCAGCTTTATCGAGCTCTTCAAACGACTTAGTGTCACTGAATTTGAATGCTTTCTTGAGCTGCTCCAAAGCCTTGGTAACACGAGATACGCCTTGCTGCAAGGACGAATCGTCCATGGACAGCTTGACCACACGTTCATCAATGTTAGCCATTAGTCACCGCCCTCCAGGCTTCATCAGCCAATTGATCGAATGTTTTTGCAAGCGCCGGATTGATGTAATCACGTCCAGCGACGTATCCACCAGTTCCGGTGCCGTGTCCATACTGAAGAATGATGGCGATGTTCACGCCATTATTGACATTAGAATTGGTAAAGACGATTTCGGATCGATGTTTCGACCTATGGACCTCATACCCCCAGGCAGCGGCTGTCGCGCCGCTATCGACAGGTGTAGCGTTGGACAAAGCATCAACGCCTCGACGTCCGATTCGATCCAGTACTTTGAGATATCGTTGTTCTTTGATGTTAGTGATAAAACGATCAAGGCCACTGAAGTCGCCATTGACCTCCACCCTGATACCTGTCATGACTAACCTCTTGTGTTAAAACGTTTACGATTCTCCGCAAGGATCCGAGCACGTTCGGCTCTGTTGTCTTTGGCATTCATACGATTGTGTTTATCGCCCTTCGAATTTTCCACATCGATAAGACGTATCAATGTCAACAAACGATTGATATGCCAGTATTGAGCGCTCCAATCAATGCCTCGGGCAGTCATCGCGGCGTAGATGGTCTCGGAAGACGTGAACGAATTGGCATGGGTCTTCGTTTCGCGTCGATCGTGGATCACCGTCGCGGTATGAGGATCGGAAATGTACTCCTGAATAGCCAGCCTATCGGCATCGGTCAAGCGAAAATATAAAGAAAGGGCATGTTCAGAATCCTGATCCATGCACCAAATGTAATAATTGCTCTCCTCTTCGGTTTTTGATTCCTTAGAGAAGAACGGTTTCTTAAATTTTGATTCCCATTTTGAGATTGCGACAAGGTTATGCTCGAGCTTAAGGGTTATAGCGGGAGCCGCTGCAACAAATGTTCCAGTGTTCTCGTCATAACCCTCAACCTCTGGAAGAGTGAGCTCGAGCATAATCATTCCTTACTTAACGCGAAGACGCTGACCCGGATAGATAAGATTCGGATTCGCCAAACCATTCAGATCACGAATGTGCTGCCAGCTAGTGCCATAACGAGCGGCAATAGCCGACAAATTGTCACCAGATCGAACAGTATAGTATTCAGCTGAAGGCTGAGGCGACCCACCGGAAACCGACAACACCTCACCAGGATAAATCAGATTCGGATTGCCGGAATGGAAACCGCTGATCTGAGACTGAGCCACACCGAGCTTAGCGGCAATGCCAGACAGAGTGTCTCCAGGCTGAACAGTATACGTACGACCAGGAGATGCCGGCTTGGCGAGCTTCCGATTCACCAACGCCTGAACGGCGTCATAACGACCGCCGAGCTTCTGCTTGCGAGCATCGCCGTCACCGAATTCGCCACGAATCACAGCATTGGCGAGATCGTCATCGGAACGTCCGGCAAGCGGATCGGAAGGCTGTGAAGGAGGAACATTTGAAGTGTTTCCGCCACCGGTCACATACTTATCGTACGTGGCGCCATCGCCGTAGAACTTATTCAAATCCAGATTTCCGCCATAGCCGGGAAGACGACCGGTGGAAGAATACTGGCGAATGACACAAGCGTAAGCACCTTCATTCCACGGAGTGCTCTGATAACCTGTAGGATTCATATTCGCATACTGAGCAATCCACAGCCCACAGTTCTGACGATCGGCAACAGCGGCAACCTGAGCATAGCGAGAGGCCTGCACATAAATGATCGGAGGAATACCAGTACGAGCCTTTACCTGAGCAACGACTTGTTCGAGATAACCCTCGTTGCCCCAAGCGGAATTCTCATTGGATTCCCAATCAATACAGAATAGACCTTTTCCAACCCAATTGGCACAATTATCGACGAAATAATTGGCTTCGGCGACGGCGTTGCCGCCGGAGACGTAATGGTATACGCCGAAACGTTTTCCGACCTGACGTGCCTGCTCAACCTGTCGAGCGCAGTCAGGAGAAACGTATCCAGTGCCCTGAGTGGCCTTTGCAATAACGAAATCGGCAGGAACGGCGGCAAGATTGATGCCAGCCTGCCAATTCGAAATATCAATACCATAGAGAGTCATGATAGCTCCTTTCCGTTACAATGGTCAGGCCCTCTGAAAGATAATGGCCAAGAAAACGCATAACATCAATTGTGGCTAATGTTGTTATCTTCCAGAGAGTCTGACCACCATAAAGGTGGCCAGGAAGAATTACTTCCTATTTTGAACGACTCAGGACAGGGCGAGAGCGTTCGGTTCGTCGACAACGTTCGGTTCGTCGAGCTCGGCAGTGTGAGTTCCGCCATCAGTGGTGGGCTTGAACATGTTAATCACTTCGGCAATCGTAGGCAGAGTCGGAGAAGTGGTACCGTCGCCACGTCCATACAGCTTGTCTTCGAGTGCTGTGAGCTTGGCCTTATCGACCTTGGTGGAATCGATGGTGACCTGAGCGGTTGCGGTCAGACCATCGACACCGACTTCGACTGGATCGGTGCTGATCTCCCAGCTCAGGGTCTGGGCCTCCGGAGAATCATTGACGGTCGCGTATTCGCGCTCGGACGGGGCTGCGGTGGCACCATAGATCAGATGCAACTTGTAGCCGAAGTTGATGCCAGCGGTGTCGTTACCGACCTTGGTACGGTACGAGAAACCGAACTTGCGACGAGCCTGCTGACCAACGGTAACGCCCTCAACCGGAGCGGCCTGACCATCACACGGAGCGAACTCCGGCGGATAAGTGAAGGCCTCGATGGTCGCGCCGAATTCCTCAGCGGAAGTCAGAGTCAGGTACTTGATGTTGTCGGCATACTGAGCGGACGCTTCAGCGCCGGAAGGCGATTCAGTGACGCCAGTCAGACCATTCCAAGCGACGCCGGCATCGTAACCGCTGCCGTCCGCCTTCATGACGAACAGAACACCATGATCGACGCCAGTCTCATACGTACGTTCGCCGGTCTTATCCCAAACAAGAGCTGCCATGGGATACTCCTTTCAGAAATAAATGACAAATGAGTCGTGATGCAGATTTTCAGTGACGTAATGCCTGTCGAAGAGGCATTTCGGAAGCATCGCGACTCGATCTGGTATGGATGAATCGGGATCTTTTTCAATGACAGTCACCTGATAACGCTTCTCATAGATGTATGGAGCGTCATCAGCGAACTGTGTATCGGCACTCGTCCGTTCATAGACGATTGCAGGATATTCGATTCTTGACGGAGCCTGAAAATACACATGCCCCGAGAAATTCGGTGTCACATTGCGAACATCATCGGGAAGTGCCTCATAAGCTTCACTCATGAGGTTCTCAAGTATCTGTTGTAGCTCCTCACGGGGTCTGCTCATGATACTCACTTCCCAGTTGCAATATGACACGGGGACGCTGGATCTGAACGGACGTGATTTTCCACAATCCGCCCATCCAACGCACATAACGCAACGCTTGCAGATGATCGTTGAAATACGGGTCCAAGATGATCGATATCGACTGATCCAGTCGCATCGGTTCATTCACCTCGGACCCTGTATTCCAACGAACGGTATTGCGAATGACAGTGCCTGTGTACTGTCGTTCGACAATTTCATCTCGATATACACCGGGAGCCGTCTTCACCTGTTCCGCGAATCCTACTGCTCCAGCGAATCGGGCCATTGATCACCCTTATATCAAGCGGAAACTACCGGAAGCTCTGCCTTACCGTACTTGCGAGCCTTGCCTTCGGCAGTCGCTTCAACCACGGAGATGACCTGACCACTAATTCTGGTGACCTTTTGTCCTGGAGTGAACGCAGTCCATTCGGGAGTCGTAATCGTCTGATCATGCGCAATCGCCAGAGCAGCGTTCGCTTCGGTCACACGATAATATCGAGTGTTGCCGGCTCCAACGTTAGGAGTCACCGTCACCGAATATCCGTCGGCTCCAGGTGTGACACCAACGGTCAAGGTTTCAGGCATCGGCGTGGTAACCGTGATCTGAGCCTCACCGGTCACCTTGCTGCCATCCTGAGCGGAAGCCACGATATGGGCAACGCCGGCGATCTTTCCGGTCACGACACCGGATTGCGACACGGTAGCAATAGCCTCCTGCTTGGAAGACCACTTGACATTTTGATTGGTCGCATCGGTTGGAGTGATCGTCGCCCTGAGCTGAGTAGTACCTCCAATGGCGATCGACTGCGTGGAAGGAGCGACCGTGATGGCGGTCACCTTCTTGTCAGTCGATTCAGGAGGCGTCACGCTTTTGGGGCTGCCTCGATCACGATCGCAGACTTCGGCTTGGTCAAAGCTGCGGACATACGGGTCTCAATCATGTACCTGTACTGGTTGTAATCGATGTCAAAGTTATCGAACGAAGTCACATCGCCACCGCGATCGGTGCCGACGGTGTAATCGCGAGGATCGACGATGATGGCCTGAAGGACGTTGTTGTTCTCCAGCTTGAAGTTCTCGAGCAGCGGAACCTCAACGATCTTCTGGACGCCGAGTTCGAAAGCCAGAGCGGTATCGGAGTCGTACAGACGACGGCCCATCTGATCACGCTGCACGGCGAAGCTGGCATGCAGGGTCGGAGAAACGAACGCGGTCAGATTGCCGGAGCCCATGTAGCCGACCTTGGACTTACGGATACGGTCGACCAGAGCGGTCTGGGTTTCGTCGGCCTTGCCAACAGAATGCATCACATACAGATCGTCGTCGGAAACGATCGGACGAATGCATTCGGTGTTGATGTGGTCCTCAGCGGAAACTTCACGACCGTCACCGATAAGGAACGCACGAGCGACTTCCTCATCGAGCTGGATGCGCATTTCACGCATCAGGAAGTTCACCACGGAGAACTCAGTGATATCGAGCACGTCATCACGATCCACCTTCTGCTTCTTGTAGACGGTGGTTGGCGTGGTCTGACGCTTGTACGCCGTGATCATTTCATCGAACTTGCGATGGTTGTTGTTACGATCAAGCGTGAAGCCCTTGGCACGAGCCTCATCCGGAGTCAGGTCAACGTACGCGGACTTGATGCGAGTCCACGGAACCTTATGGACGCCGTTCAGAAGACCAGCCACCCACTCGGTGTCACGCTTGTACAGATCGGGCTCGGTGCGCTCGGCGCGGGCATCCGGGAAGAACACGTCGATGTTCTTGATGCCGTAATTCTGGGCGTGCTGGAGCACGAACTTCTGGAGAGAGCCGGACGGATCTCGCTGAGCGGCTCGGAAGAAGTTCTCCTGAGCATGGGCGAAATCAGTAGCGCCCTTCACACCTTCAGAATGCATAAAGCTCTGATAATCATCAGAGTGCTCGAAAGACGTAGCGCCTTCGGTAGCATTGTGTTCGAAGATATTCATTTCATCTCCTTCATCCGCCGACTGTTCGACGGTTTGCTGTTTATTGGATTGTTCACCCTCGGTCTTGGCCGATGTAGTCTCACCCTCATTCAGAGCCATACCGACAAGACCTTCAACAAGCGCCTTCTGCTTATCGTTCAGACTGTCGTAGACCTTCTGAGGATCCTCGTCATCCGATTCAGAATCGGAATTGTCCGAATCAGTTTCTTTGGATTTTGCGGTTTGTTTGGCAGAATCGTCGGAAGCTGGTTCATCCTCTTTCTTGTGCTTCTCCACATTTGCATCTGCGTGAAGCACTTCATTCAGAGAATCTTCAGAGAATACCTCCGAAGGATCTCCAGACTCATCACCTTGTTCGATCTCGCACAGGAAATTAGCGCTGATCGAGGACGGATCCTCAAACGAGTCACCATCATCAGAATGACGAATCACATTATCAATAGTCGCCTCTGGGTTAGCCCCAGCAAAGACCAACGACACTTCACGGATCTTACCATGAAGCACATCGGCTCCTTCCTGGACTACCTTATTGGCCGCAATAGACAGCGACATCATATCGCCGTGTTGAATGATGCCACGAGCAGCCTTACCGGCATCGGTATCATTCAAATAGCCATATGCATAGACGCCATCATCACGGTTTTCCAGCAACGCCTTACCAATCACGGAAAGCGGACTGGTATGATCGTGCTGGAACACCAGAGGAACCACGGTGCCATCCTGATCGGCAAACGCGTCTTTACGAATTACTCGGCCATCGGAGCAAAGAACATCGTTCTTTGTAGCGTAGCCACTGAAATCACTCTTAAAGCCATCAGCCATATGGATCACTCCTTTCTTGAATTGATGTTATTTCTTCGTTCTAGACTTTTTCTTCGTCTGAACAGCTTTGGTCATCGAAGCATCGGAATAGAGTTTATTAATTTCACTATCCAGAGCCTTCGAATAATCAGAACGAGTCTTCTGCGCAAACTCGATATACTTCTTCTGAAAATCGGCTTTCGCTCGAGCATTGTCTTCGCGCAATCCTGCGATCTTGCGTTGAATCTGCTTACCGAGTGTCTTCTTCTTTTCAGGAGTGAGTCGTTTCATTTGCAATTGCAACTGACGAATCTGATTAGCCATTTCCATTGAAGATGAATAAATCTTTTGATTCCGATTACTCTGTTCCTTCTTGAGAACCGAGTAACGTTCCTCTCAGATTCGTTTGGTAATGTAAGCTTTCGCTTGCTTACCTTCATCATTCAATGTCTTGCCTTGAGTATCATATCCTTTGAGGTGTCTAGTCTTCATGTAATATTCATGAGCTTTGACTGGATCATAATACTTTGATGCGTAGTGTTCAAACGATTCGGTCATTCCAGTTCCTTTTCAAGATCTGCAAGATCGGCATCGTTCTTATCGAACGCTGCTATTTCCGCATCGTATCGTTCCTGGGTCATTGGTTCTTCGTCAGAGCCTTCTGACTGACCTTCATCAGTAAGACCGGACATATCCGATCCGGAATCGGCCTTGTTGAGGTTCTTGTTACGAAGCTCATCGGCAGCAGGATCGTCGACTCGAGACATGCCGAGAACCGAACGGAATTCGTTCGAGGTCATGATCTCGTTTCGTGTGAACTTATCAGCGAGTTCAGCAATCTGATCGACCGGAGCCAGCTTGAACGGATCTCGGAAGAATTTAATGGTCTGTCCCTGAGATCGAGCGGTCTTCGTGAGGAACTTGGCGTTCATCGCATCACAGATCGCAGAGATAATCGGTTCAATCGTGCGATTGTGATAGTTCAGCATTTCCTCAGCAGTAGCGGTGCCATTAGCAATGGCTTCCGATACACCCAATTGACCGTACAGCATGGTTGTCAGGTATTTGATCTGTTCGAGAAGATTATTCCCAACAGATCGATTCAACTGAGTAATACGTTCAGTGCCATCGGTATAGGCGATGCCATACTTCGAACCAGTGAGCTGCTTTTCGATTTCGGAACGACGACGTTCGGCTTCCTTACGGCGAGCATCAGACTTAATCGTATATGGAAGCTGAAGAATCAAATCCAATTTTCCAGAACTGGATTGATCATCTATCGCATCCAAAAGATTAAGTTTCCGAATCAATCGCTGAAGCGTCGAATTCGGTTCATTCATGACCGAGTATAGCGGGTTCTCGACGATTGCCACCCAAGTCTTGGGAAGAACAAGTTCTTCTCGTTGACCGGAGATATCGTTGTATACCGATACTCGAACATACTGCGGCATCCAAGCAATGATCCTGCCGACCCTCAGTTCATAAATGTCGTATGAACCGGATGAGTTCGGATTATCAGATGTCTTCACCGGAACTGCCGCCGCAACACCATCATCGAACATCGTGGTTGTCAAATCGTGAATGAACTGGCGACCGGTTTGATCGATATTGGCCGCAACGTTGAGACAATCGTCCAAAGGATCCTTGATTTCCTCAATGTATTGGCCTTGACTATCCAATCGGCAATGTCGAATTGTCAGTGTCGACACGTCGAGAGCAACCCTATTATACAACGCCGAAACAATGGACCGTTCATTTCCACCGGTGAAATAAGGCCGATCCGGATTCAACGAATATGATTGTCCAACGTTTGGAATATACTTTCCTGGAGGAGTCGAAAAAGCATTCCAGAATTTGCTGATTCTTGTTAATGCGGTAGCCATGTCAGTTCATCACCTTCTTTCGAACGGCTTTAGCAACGAACTGGTTGTTCGACGGCTTCTTTCGAACTGCCTTAGCCGCAGGCATATTTGAAACCCATGATTCTGGAATTAATTTCTCCAATCCCAGAGCCTTGGCGCGTTGTTTGATCCACGCTTTGGCTTTCTCAGGGTCTTTGGAGCGACCATACGAACTAATGGCATTCTTCAAATCTTTTTCGTTACGAATCGGAAAGCTTCCATCAGGAAGAGCCTCCCCTTCCTGCGAAAGTTTTTTACGAAGAGCAGCCTTAAATTCAGCCATGATTCACCTCCTTACTCGAATGCATCTCGATTGTTCTTGAATGCTATAAAAGCATCCATCATTGCGGCAACAGCATCGATCTTGTCTTCACGACGAGCCTTGTATAGCTTTCGATTACCGTTGGTATCTTCCAATGTCATACAGTTCGCCATGGTGAATGACATCAATGATTCATCAAACAACAAACGACGATCTTCAGCGAGCTTCTTCAATTCACCAAGCGGAACGGATTCCGTCTTGGCTCCTTGAATGACTTTTTCAATAGCGAAAGCGCCATTGTCTTGGGTCCATCGTTCAACGAATCGTTTGGCATTGTACGGATCGTAACCGAATGCGCGAACATCATACTGGCTATCAATGATATGTTGATCGAGATCATCGTACACCAGATCCATGTCAAGAGTGGTTCCTTCCATGATATGCAAAGAACCTTCTCGAATGAATTCCTCATACTTCTGACGAGCAGCTGTAGGAAGTTTTGTCAAGGTATACTCGGAAATATAGTTTCGAGTCTTGATCCCGAACACTTCACCCCGCAGTGGGAACATGAAGGTGAACGAACAGAAATCGTCGCCTTGTGAAAGATCGGCACCGAGTGCGCATGGTAATCCCCAGAAGTCCTTCTTAGTGTGCGGAAGTGTTTCCTCATACGTAAAGAAGTAGGTATAACCTTCCATAGGGATGCCGAAACGTTTAGCCAAAATATCATTACGATTGGCTGGTGCTTTTTCCGCACGTTCGACATCGTTCTGTAGCGTTTCATACGTTACGGTGATGCCAATGTTCGGATTTGATTTCATCCAGGTTGAAGGATCGGCGACCTCTTTGACATCATCCTGTCGATAGTAGAATATCGAAGTGTGAAAGTCCTGATACTCGCCTTTCAGAATACTCATAAGCTCAAGCTTGATGGTATCACCGACCGAATTACGGACAGTACCTTCAGACGACGTCGCCACGATCAGCCAATCGGAACCGCCTCTATCGGATTGCTCTTTAGAAGCACCTTGAGCCAATGCACCGACAACATCTTCGCGAGTATCGCCAGAAAGCCACTCGTCAACGGTAGCGATCTTAGGTCGAGCGCCCTGAAGTTTATCGATGGACATCGGACGAACTTCGACAAGACTGTTCGTCGGAAAATATTGAATACCAACCTTTGTCGATGCCAGCATGACCTGATTGCCGGTGACACCGCCACTTCGTCCTGGGAGTTTTCCTTGCGTCATCATCTTAATCGCCGGTCCTGGAGCTCGCTGAATAGCGGTACGGATCGGCGACATGATCTCATCGGCAAGTTTCATGGTCGGTGCCACGACAATGCCAGTGGTGGTATTCGGATCACACAGCAGCATGTATGCCTGCAAGCATGTTGCATACAATGACTTGGCATTACCACGGGAAACGATCAAATACTGTCGATTGATCAAACGCTTTTTGATGCGTTTGGTGACGTAATGGCCTCCAGGACGATCGGTATTCGGAATATAGACCGATCGGTCCACGAAATAGTACCATCCGAAGATCTGCTCGCCCCATAACTTGAACGAATCAAGCAAATGAAGTGGAGAGCCATCGGTCAACACAAGTTCGTGCTCGCAGAAATTCACCCAATGCTCGACAGCGGTATCATCGTAGTAAATACCAGGATTTGCGATCATGGCGTCTATACGATTCATCTCCATCGAGATTTCACGACATACCGGGATTTCACCAGATATCACTTTCTGACGAAACTCACCATAGTATCGCGGAGTCGCAGTGTTTGACAGTGTCATACGCTACTTCTTTTTCTTTTTCGACTTCGCATGTCGTGGTGTGGAAGGCGCGATCTTGCTTTCAGCATATCCTTTGAGAGCCGTCTTAAGATAATCTTTAGCGATTTCTTTGCCCGCATCGATGGCCATGGATTTTCCGGTATCCAACATGAAATGAATAAATTTCTGGCCTTTGGATCGTGATTCCTCTTTCTGCTGAGCCGTCAATCGATTATAATTGGCTATGGCATTGGTTCGATTCACCCAATCGTTAATCTCTTGAGTGGACATATCCTGAACCTTCATGCGAGAAAGACGCTGGTATTTCTCATGGTCGGATTCTTTGCGAATGTCCTTGGGACCTTCAGCTGAATCTTTCCTAGGCGCCTGAGTTCCTTCGTTTGAGTCCTTGCCGGAATTCTTGTCGGAATCGCCTTCCCAATCTTTCTTGCCGCGAGCGGCTTGAAGTTCCCTAGTTGAACGGCGACGACCCCATTTCATACCAAGAATGCCGAAATGTTCAAAACATTGTTCGACCGGATCAACGGCCTCAATATCGTCATCCATCGAATGCTCCTTCCGCGTTGACGTTCAATCGCCATTCAAGCTCTTGAGTTTGCTTTTCCATAGATTGCACGAGGAATGAATTGGACGGAGGATCAAACAGCAATCGTGTCTTGAGATAGATATAGGTTTTGATCCCGTTGAGTTGTGACACATCTACTGTAAGATCCTCCCAGACATCACTCTCAGAAGCAATCTGAAATCCGTCCGATGGACCAATACCTAACTGATGCAGAGTCATCAATGCCGAATTGATATCGATGATAATTTCCGGATCAAAGCCATTAAACGTTTCATCGATGCCGAGCATCTGCTTGATGGTGTTCAGGATCGAAGATTGCAATAGCGTACTCATTGATCCTCATTTCACTCTGACGGTGACATCTTGTTCAAGATGTTCGTCATTGACGTCATAACTAAAACGCAACGTGTATACATTGTTGGCGATCATCGGTTGGATCTTCGCTTTCAGCACCGTGCAATCGCTTCGAATCGCTTGCACTTCGCAATCGCCCGAAGCCTCAATAGCATCACCGTTCATGAGAGACCACCGTGCATTGGTGATCTCGAACGGATGACGATCGGTACTGTTGATGGCGATGGATACCCTACGATCTTCTCCGCATAAAAACGTTTCCGATTCAAGCATACGATGACTCCTTCCGGCATCGGCGAACGGCAGGCCGTCTCGCATCAGACGTATGGCATACGGATACAAGACAAGCCGGCACTTGGTTTTAGCATTGCCGATATACTGGATTTTCACGAATCCATCGAAATGGCCTCTAGCTCCTCGATCGTTCTCGGCCCACAACTCCATATGCAACAGATTTGGGGACCAATCACAATACCCATACCAGTAATCCGGCTTGTCTTTTAGGGGTCGCAACGGTATTTCGACACCGTCGACTTCGCCCCATACCCGTATGATCATGATGTGATCCTATCAGACGTTAGCGGCGGGGGCGGCGTCGGTCACCTTGAAGGTGAAGACGATGCGGCCACCGGCATCGACAGTGGTAGCAGATGCATGAATATCGGTAATCACCGGCTTAGTGGTATCGATCGTGACATTGCGAATAACCTGCGTGGTCTTACCGAGCGAATCGGTGGCGACGATCGTGATGGTATGGCGACCATCAGTGGCGATAGCGATCTCCTTGCTGAACGACCCATTGGCACCGAGAGTGACAGGTTCAGCAGTACCGCTGTCGACCTTGATAGTGACCCCGGAGATAGTGACGCCAGTGACAGGTGTAGTAGCAGCGCCTGCAACGGTGATGGTCTTGGAGTTGGTAAGCAGATTGTCCGCCGGAGAAGTGATGTTAAGGGCCGGAGCCGCGGTCGAAATGGTGAAGTTCGACGTAAGGACAGTACCAATGTTGCCATCGTTATCGGCGAATTCGAAGGTGACCTTATTGGCGCCATCGGGGAGGTTCTTCGCTGCGTACTTGACAAGGGTCTTGCCGGCATCGTCACCGGAACCAGCTTCGATGGTATATCCATCGGCTTCGCCGGCCTTCAACGGAATAGCAGTATTGTTCACCTTCAGCTTGAAGCTGGCGTTGTTCAAACCGGATCCGCCGTTATCAGACACGGCGATGACCACGTTCTGAGTGTTGGTACCAAGCACAGAACCATTAGACGGGGTGCGAATCTGACCCTCAGGCTTGGTCTTCTCGAGAACGCGAATCTTCAGCTGGGCACCATACGTGGGATCACTGGAATTAACAGTCGCAGAGTTTCCAGCCTGATCTTCAGCGAATACTTCAGCCTTATATACATGATCGGGCTGACCATACGAAGACGTGGCAGGTGCCGTCGCAGTGGCTGTCCACAACTGAGTATCAGCATCATAAGTCGCAACAAGTTCCTGACCGTTGAACCGTACGACTGCTTTCTTGATATTAGACATTTTTTTGTTCTTTCTAGTAAATCGGTAAACCGAAATTGATCTTCGAACCATGGTCATCATAAATGTTGACGTAGTTCGAATCCTTAAGACCATCATCGACGATCTTAAAACTGAATACGATCCGTTGCCCTGATTCCACGGTGTGAGGCGAGGATACGACATCTATGATTTCCATTGATGAGCACCCATCCTATGTATGCGGTAATATTTGGCAACTTTCGGCAACGATGCGATCGCCATCTTTTGTATCGAGACAGATCCAAGAAATGTCGCCGGTTTTCACCGTTCGCACTTCCTGTTGCTGATCCCTGGTGACAATCATGAAACTGCACATGATGCCTAGAAGGATCGCTGAGATCAATGCCGACATTATCGCTGAAACACATGCTACGATCTCAAATGTGGTATATTTTTTCATGTTCACCTCCATGGTATCATATCGTTCGGAAAACGTTCATTCATGATCCGAAGTTGGTTTTTGTCACCGTAGTGAATGGCATTATGGGTTGCCAGAGAACACGAGATAAGAAACTCTGGATCAAGCATGTTGCGATCTGCATGTTCGATCTGATCGGGAGTCAATGGATTCATATGATGAATCATGATCTTTCCTGGTATCGGGAAATCCCGATGACCTAGATCAAAGCCATTGTCTCGAGCGATGACATAATCTCGAACATCATACCATTCTTTCGAATGATAGAATCTCTGGTTCATCCATCGTTCGTTACCGAATGTCGGACGAGCGACTGTTCCATTAAGAGCCAGATACTCGAAACGTTCTTCATACGATTCGATACGCATGAGTTCTGAATAAGTTCGAATAATGCCATTCATGATCGAGCCTCAGTGACACCGATCTGGTTCTGGTAGTGGGAACCAAGTCCGACTGAACCATACATCCGATTAACTTTGGTATTGAGACGAATGAAGCACAACTGACCGATGAGCATTCCGGGCTTTAATAGAATCGGGAATTGATTCTCATTCTTGATCTCCAAGGTTATGGTTCCTTGAAAACCAGGATCAATGAACCCAGCCGTGACATGCGTCGTCAGACCGATACGTCCCAACGACGATTTTCCTTCGAAACGACATGCCAGGTAATCGGGGATCGATACTGATTCGACGGTTGATCCAAGAATGAATTCACCAGGACGAAGAACATATTCCATGTTGGCGATGTTGAGGGTATCCATCGATACGCCACGTAATTCTTTCGATAAACCGTTAATGAGATGTATCGCCGAATCGTTAGTCTTCACGAATCGCTTGATTCGCGAATCGAGTCGAACATCATAACTGCACGGCTGCAATTGATCTTCATCAAATGGATCGATCAAACCGCAATTTGTGGCGAGGCCTCGAATGGTTCTATCCGATAAAATCATTCTTCCACCTCTTCTTCGCCAGATGGCATGATGTAGCCCTGCATGGCTTTGACTGCTTCTTGGAAAAGCTTTGTCTGATCTTCGAGACTATTGATGGCGTGGGTCTGAGCTTCGATCTTGCGATTCTCATACCGCATCTTCTCCATCTCGAGTTGGTTTCGAGACGAGGCTTGCTTTAAGAAGTGCACTGTTTCTGCCGAGGAAGCGGTTCCCTCTCTTAAACGACGTTCAACAAGATCCATAGCAAGTGCTTCGAGCTGTTGCTCACGTCCTTCCGGAGTTCTTTCTGGAATAAGTGGAGGGGAGATAGGTTCCTCGACCCGTTTGCGACGAGCCATATGGATATCATCTCCTTCTTTGTTAGCGGATTCTCAACGCTATCGCAGAGTTTTCTAGGGGTATTGGGGAGAATCATGCTCGATCCAAGGAGTGTTTCCACCGTTTTGCAGCGGTACATGTATCGGAAACTAATTCGGAGAGCACCCAACACCCCCGGAGAACCCTACGAGAGCTAAAAAGCAATTCCAAAATATCCCCCGCGGGGTATTTTCGAGTTGCCGGGCGATGCCATAGGGGGTGTGCTTTTCACGACCCCCTCCCCCGGTATCTCAAAAGAGATCCTAGGGTTGGGCATCTCAACAATTTTGAATTAGAACGAATCTAAAGTCAAAATTATTCTTTGATATGAATTATAAATTACATTTACAAACCATCCAATAGATGGTTGCAGTCGAATGAAAGTTAATTCATTCGCGTTTGATTGATTTCGATTTACAATAACAATGAATGATAACAATCAACATCAATGAATGATGATTAACAATGATCATTGTCAATCACGACAACGAATAGCACAATGAATGATGTGATTCATATAAGCAAATGCTATTTGTTACTCATATGAATCGCATCATTCATCGTCATTCATCATTGTTGCTGTTGCTATTCATGCATGTTGACAACGACGAGCAACATGATGCAATCACATGTGTAATCACATCATGCTATTCGTTTGAGGCAGCAGATGGAACTTCACGCCATGATGGACGTTTGGCTAATGTGTACACACCCAAAGGATCATGAGCGAAGAGATCTCGAATCATTCGAGCATACTCGATGGCTTGATCCTCATCAGACATGTTGTCATAACCCATGAACATTTGGCTAACTAGACCACATGTATCATAGCCCATGGCAATGTCTAGATTCATCCATCCTTCAAAATCAACGAATGGATTGATAGGATTGTCCACTGTGGTTACCAATACATCATGCCTAAGACATGCTTGCTCTAGTGGTGATAATGTCATACTTCATCACTTCCCAAGGTTCTCAGACAATGTTGAAGTCGAAATACCCAAAGCATCTGCGACTTCTGCATTGGTATAGCCAGCATTCATGAGCGATTTAGCTCTAGCAATAGCCCAAGAAGGAAGCTTTTCTTTCTTTCTCGGAGTTGCCAGTTCTCGAACTCGATCAGGATCTGCGTATTGCAGTATCTCACGAAGCCTGTTAGCTGAGATGGCCCTTGCTTGAATTGCCTCCCAGTCTCGATCCGTAAGCTCCACCCTCTTGGATTGAATACCAACAATAGCTCTAGCTCGTTTGAGTTCCTTTTGTCCAGCTTTCTTCAGATCTTCCTTGTCGTAGTCAGGATGATCTTCCTTGATGGCACGGAGCCTCTCATTGGCTATGACCTGGGCCTTTCGTTCCAGGGGCTGGTTCTTCTTGGCTTCGTTGAGCTGGGCTACCATCTTCTTAACTTCAGGGGCGTATTGTTTTCTAGCCTGGGGGTCCACTTTGAAAGGCTCCGCCTGAAGGTAGGCCTTTCGAGATTGGTTGCCCAAATCTTTCATGCCGTTAGAGTAACGAGCATAAATAGATTCCATCAAAGTACCAGAAGAAAGTTCCCTAGCATCCTTGGCCTCGGCGAGTTTCGTAGACTTCGTAAGGTTGGGGACTGTTTCATAACGAACAACCTCACCCTTCGAATTACGAACTGCTCGACCGTGAGACTCGCCGGTAAGTTCGTAACGCTTCTCACCGGTCTCAGGATCGATCGGACCGCCATTCTTCATGGATCGGGGCTTACGTTCCGGAAGACGGACCACACCCTTAGCTCTTGAAACAAGTGTAGAAGCTCCACCACTTTGGAACTTCTCCTTGAGAGCCTTGATGTTATTATCAGTCTCGGATTGTTTCCAATCAAGCTTATGCTTTTCGGAATCAATCACCACCATGGAATGGCGAACTGCTCGAACCAATTCGTCAGGACGAGCGCCTTTGATTGTCATATCGGTAATCAGATTGGATACAATACCCATCTGACGCTGCTTCATCTCCGGAGAAATCAAACGCTTGTCATTAGGCTTGATGTCTTTTGGCAAAGCGTATGATTCCTTAGGATCGAATCCTTGAAGTCCCTTCAATGGGGCAGCATTCTTAATCTGACCACTTTTATTCGGAATTACCTGAACAGTATCTCCGTCAAAGTCAGCACCTGATAGACGTTCAGCGACCTTGGAATTAATGCCGACTGCATCCTTGGCATTGCCGATATATTTGAGACCTTCCTTGTTGCGATTGTTCACCACAAGTTCAGGCATCTCAAATCGGCCAGCGTGCGGATAACGAACCAGCATCACCTTTTCGCCATTTCGATAGTTCGGTGCATAAATCTCACGATCACTCAACGAATTAATCGGAAGGATCACATGAGACTTCTGACGAGGGACGGCGGCGGCCTTCAAAGAAACGGCAGCGGAATCGCATTCGTCGGCAAACTCTTGAAGAAGCTTTTGCTTGACGACTGGATTGGTCAACGATTTGATTTCTTTCAGATTCAATCGAGAACGATCCAGAGCGATACCGAGTTGCTGAGAAGCGAATGAAGGTTCCTGCTTGGAAAGCATCTGAGATGGAAGATTCTTCGACCAACCATCCCAGTCGCCTTCGGTGTTCAAAATATTCAGGGCAGATTGCTTCTTCTTACCGGTCTTCGGATCCACATACATAGGCTGCAAACGCACCGCGGCCTTGAACGGGTTCTCCGTATCGATGACTTCTGTTCCGTTGGCAGACTTGATAGTCTGCATCTTCTTCAGAACATCCATCTTCGGAGTGCCCTTGTGCTTGTTGGTGCAGAAGGCCACATCGACGCCAGGAGGGAACGACCGAGGATCGCCAACGAGTGCCATGCCTTTGAGGTAGTGAGTACCATCAACAGCAATTCGAACCTGAGCGTAACGTTTGCCATCCGGCAACTGAAGATCGGGAGCCTTGGGATTGATTAGCATCACGCCGTCTCGTTCGACGCCTTTGAAACCAGCAAACTTGTCTTCGGCATAAACGATCTTAACTCGCTTGCTATCGATTGATACTGGAGGCTTCAGTGCTCCGGAAGATCCTTCTGGAATATCATCAAGGTTCTTCGCCAAAGAAGCGATACGCTCACGATGAGCATACAAACCTTCCGGACCCGAAACCTTGACACCGGGAGCGGTCAATAGCTTAAGGGTCGTCTTCTGGCCAGGACCAGTACCGAGCTGATTCTCATACATGTAGTGGACTTCGTAACCCTTATCGACCGCCATCTGCACTGCGACCTTGAGCTTATCGGCAGAAGTTCCCAGATATAATTCTGAGGATTTACCGATATCAAGACCACCGTTCTTCGGAACTGAAGCCATGAGCTTTTCTGAGATATCGGTGGCGATGTCCTTACGAACTTCACGACCGTCTTTGAGCCATCCACGGACTGTCGATTCGGAACGTCCGAGTTCTTTGCCGATAGCCGTAGCACCCCAACCTTGCTTCTGAAGATTCAGCGCTCGATTGCGAGTATAGTTCTCGGCTTCATTCCATGCCATGGAATATCGGGCTCGGTATTCGGTCGTAGTCATGCCAAGCGCTCGTGCGATCTCTGTTGAATTCCTGATCCCTTGCTCTTTGAGCCGAGCCACTTGACCCAGCAAGCCATTGGCTCTGGTTAAGGAATCTTCATCACCCGAACCCCATTTGTACCGTCCGGAATGCGGAGTGGCGCCCTGATGTGGGGTACCGTAATGCTCGAAGTCATACAACGACTCGTCATCACCAGAATATGACTCTTCAGCCATAATCCGCTCCTTTCTAGAAGATCAATTTATTGGCTTTCGCTTCGGCGCGAAGTTCACGAATCATCTTATCATCATGAACGATAAGATTCATAATGTCCTTGATGGTTTCCGGATCAGTAAACTCTTCAATGCGAACTTCATCATTCTGATAGAGTCGGCATTCGAAATTGATGTCATCTGGTTTGATGTTGTACTCGAGACAGAACAGAGCGCAATACACATGCAGCTGTCCGAACTCGAGCACATCCTTCTGACCGGTTTTGAGATCAAACACACGAAGCAATTTCTTCTTGGGATCAAAACCGATAAGGTCGGCAGTCCCGAAACAATACTCGCTGTAATAGAGCACCACTTCAGGACTCATATTATATCCAAGGCCGTCATTGATGAACTCGTTAATGGTCTCATGATTGCGCGGCATCTTTCGGCCCATCCTATTCGCAAACTCGGCGAAGGCGTGAAGCTGTGTGCCACGTTCCTTCATGAGATTCGAATAGAAGATATCCTTGAAGTGCTCATCATCATAGTTGAGCCAGACATGATGACTGGCACTCAAATACGCGTGCTTGCCTTCAAGGTCAGTATGCTGATTGAACGTGAATGTCATGATGACTCCTAAAATGAAAAGCCGTGATTCCCTAGGCTTCGGATAGATATCGCTTGACTTGGTCCACTACATCATCTTCATTCGAAGGATCGACGAACGAAGCGAAGCCGCCATCATCGTTGATCTTCTGGACGAAGTGATCCTGATTCGGTCGATGAGATGCGGTAGCAGAGCGTTTGACTTCCAGTGAAGCAAATCGGCCATGCGCAAGAATCAAGAGATCCGGAATACCTTGTACTTGGTTCGCATCAGCTTTCATGACAATGGATCCTGGAATCTCTGTCCTCAATCGCTTGACCAGTTTGCGCTGGAAGTCTCGCTCTAAAACCATGGAAAACCTCCGACCGTAAAATACGGGAGATACCTGTAGTTATATGTATATTCTATCCATTATGGGAAATGTACGAGACGATGTTTGTGCACAAATGTGCACAAACGATCTAGATGTATTCGGCAACGAAGTTATCCGACCATATGCCCCTTCCACACAATAGATCTCGCAACGAAGAAAGACTAAAGCCTTTCTTAATGCTTGCTTCATAAATATTCGGAAATACTTCCGAAGTGCCATATCGAAGTGTAGTGATCTTAATCGGATGATCCTGGTACTTCCGAACCGGATGCAACGGTACTACATGCATCCATCCAATCTTGATGATCTCATCGCCGTTATGTTCGACGAGTTCGCGCTTGGCATCTTCCAGCTGCATTCCAGCATAGTAGCTGTAGTCGTCGATGTCCTGGCAGATATGATCGTCTTCCATGACACGCATGGGCTGTTCGAATATAGGTTCACGAAAACGCATGGTTCCTCCTAATACACTCGATGGGTATCGGTAATGTACACATGTACAAGATGCCGGCACTTCACGCAGTAGACGATATGTAACAACAAGCGAACGCCATTCAAATCGATTTGACTTGGAGCATCATCCCGAATAACTGGTGCGGTCACTTCCCAGCTCTCTCGGTCATGGTTGCAATTAATTCCCTGTGTCGACATTTGCTGTGCGATCTGTCGGATGGCGTCGGCATCAACATGAGGGATCTTATCGAGCGGAACCATGAGTTTGGTTCGCTTTCGACATCCGGAACAATAACACGCCAGAACGAAATCGTTCATGGAAAAATTACGACGTTCCTGAGGTGTAAGTTCATCCGGATCGATCTTCGGGATACTGATGCATACCGGAGTCCCGGGTTGACATCTGCACCCGATCATATCGTGAGCAATTTCGTAAATGGTTTCTCGATTACCATCGAGGATGAAATAAGTCATGATGGTTCCTTTCTGCAAAAAAGTGGTTTTCAAATGTGTACAATTTGTGTGACATAGGTTATACTTTACTTCTTTTTATATTATAATTATTATATTCTTTTTTTCACCGGATTAAGAAGTATGTCACAGAAATTGTACACACAGAAAAACACCCTCAAAACCCTAAAAACGTTGAAATTCCAACGTTTTTAGGCTCTAAAAGACGTTTTCAAATGTGTACAATTTGTGTGACAAAACCGATTTGTGTGTACAATTTGTGTGACAAAACCGATTTTGGCCATTTTACCCTCTCAAGAGCAAATTCGCTCATGTCACACAAATTGTACACATGTCACACAAATTGTACACATTTAGAACTGCTTTTGTCACACAAATTGTACACATTTAGAACTGCTTTTTTAGTACCATTCGCTCCCTCTAAAACTGGCGTTAGAGGGATTGTACTGCGTAAAAGACATCTTTCCGACGTCCACGCAAGTCATCGCAAAACAGTCCGGACACCATACCAAATGGTACTGTTCGTCACCGCTACTCAACGGGAACCACTGCTTCGCCAAAGCCTTACGCTTCTTGAACCAGATATAATTCCTGGTGTTCTCCTCTCTGACATGGAACGCGATATCCTTTGATCGAACCGCGGAAGACATCATCAAACGACGATGTCCGCAAACACGACCATGTCTATCCATACGAGCAGGAAGCTCATCCATCGCACGACGAATCACTACTCCACGTGATGGCGACACCGCAGAAAACCATCCGTTGGTCTCGATCCATCCAGATCCATGTCTCCTACAGCGAGGACAATAGGCATTGATCTTCGTCTCGGTCATATCATATGATATTTCAGGATGCACAAGATCAGTCTGCAACAGCAGAATATCGCTCATGATGATCTCATGTCTCGGCGACAGATCATCGCATGACCCGCGATGATCGATCAATTTCGCAATGGTATTCTGCACATCACTCATCGGGTCGACCAATTCGAATTCATTGATACGCATGATTACTCCTTACCATAATCGAACCGCGTCTCCTGATACCATGCAGAGGATGTATCATAGGCACTGAATACATACTCCCGATGCTTGCGGCAATCAGGGCATATCACCTGATGGGTCTCGCTATATATGTCCAAAGTGTATCCATCGGGTCTCAACATAACCTGATCTCGTTCAATATGAGTTATTTGTCCGATTCCGTATCCAGCAGGATCGTCTCCGCAGAAACTCCCCTTGCTTTCCACCCATTCGTGTAGTTCTCGAATATCGAACGGATCGTGTTGTATGTTTCGGTATCCCGTATGAATATACACGACAGCCATTCTTCCTTTCGGCATGATCACTCCTTTTGTCGCGCACTGCTCCTCAAGAACCCGGAAGCGTTGAAATCCTCCTTGTTCCGAAGCGCCCGGATGATTCCCAGATCCAAAGGCGCGAACGATCGCATGATATAATAGTTCAGGGTCTTGTACGACGTATCCAACCTGTCGATCCTGCCGGCCGCCTGCTCCGCCTGTTTATAGCTGTATGGCAGCGACCAATACAGGACCGTGTTGCAGCTCGTGCAATTCCAACCCTCGGATCCCGCCTGAAACTGCACCGCATACACCCAGGAATTCCCCTGAGGCAGATCATCGTGCCGGCCGCCATTGTACTGGTAGACCGGCACTCCAGTGACCTCTTCCAGCTTCAGAATCTGTTCGAGCTCGGCACGCAGCGTGTAGAATATAATCACCTTGCGATGATCACGTACCACATGTGCGGCGTATGACAGACGTGTGGGATCCGTATCGATCACCCTCCGCAGATAAAAGCACAGCTCCGTGGCGTTGAGGAACGGTTCCTCCGTCTCGGGATTCCACCGTGTCTTCATCGCCTTGCGAACCGTCTCCTTATCATATGCGCAGGTCAGCTGATGCACCACGCGTTCGGTTTCTCTCGGTACCTCACAGGTCACCAGCACGTGATCACGGCATCGGTTCAGATAATCCTCATCGATCCAGCGGTCTATTCTCGGATACTTCGTGTACCGGGAATATACTGCATGACGACGAAAAAACTCGGTTCGATTGCGGTAGAACCCGTCTGCGACGAATATCGGGCACCAATCGCTCCAGGTATCCGCTGGAGTCGCGCTCAGCATCACCCAGGGATTATGTCTGGCGATCCGCACGAATGCCTTGCTCCAGGCTCCGGAACCGATGGCACGCTGCTCGTCGAATATGAACACGGCGGACGTATCGACGTATTTCGTGATGTTGTTCCACGAATCCACCGTGACATGGACCCTACCCATCTTCTTCGAATTCTCACCCTGATGCAAGGCATAGCGATAGAGCTCGTCATCCCATTCGTGGTTGTCGCGTTTCTTGGCAGTCGTGATGATCACCAGATCCGGACTCCCCGGCATGATCTGGAATAGTTCGCCATTGGCGTTATGCGAGGTCCGCACCGTACAGCACTTGGTGACGTACCAATATAACGCCATGATGGACTTGCCGGCGCCAACTCCGGCCGCCAACACCTTGCCCGACCTCAGGGCCTGCACACACTCGTGCTGAAACTGTCGTAAGTTGACACCAGGCATGATTACTCCTTATTATATACGAGAACGTCGCCATTCTCAGTAGTCCGTTGAATCCGCCAGGAATTCATTTCAGGATCGTAGAATGCCTCGCCGAATTGCTCGTCGATATCGCGTTGGATCTCGGGTTCGGTCATCTGCATGACTTCGTATGGTCGCAGTCCGACAGCCGTTCTCATATGCTCGAGCATCTCGCAGACCCAATCAGTGAATTGTCTCGCTTCGAGTCTACGACTGCGGAACAGCGCCTGATAGATGCCGTGTTCATTGATGACGAGCATCGATCGAGTAATGTTTTCTCCTTGTAATCTGTTATACCTATTAGGTATATCAGATGATGGAATGGGTAGTCTTCGCAGATCACTCGCATTAATGCGCTGTGCTATTTTGAAAGTATGAAGATTCAGTGCGTCACAAATATCCTTGAGCACTGCATACCACGTTCCGCAATACTCCACAAAACGGATGTCATATCCACACCAGTTCTGTATTTTGATTTCCATGATTTTGCTCCTTATACGATGAAACCTAGTACTTTAACCGGACAAAGTACTAGATTTTTACGCTAAATACAACATGTGGCCACAGAAACCTCGCGAAATGTGCACAATACGTGCACGAAACGCGATATATGTTTCCTGGCCACATGTTGAGATAGCGTTTTCGGTCATTTCGCCACAGTCGGCCTGTGTTTTCGCACCATATCGCCGATATAATACGCAATGGTCGAGCGTTTCAGCTTAAGAAACTCCTCTTCTGATTGGTTCCAGCTGACAACGGCATGTCGGTCATCCATATAGGATGCCGGCGCCTTGGCCGTCACCACCGAAGCGCTCCAGATGAACATGCCGATGGATCGATCGAGGTTGAGATGGACTTTCTTCTTCCATCCCCAGAACCAGGTGTCTTCAACGGGATCGTATTCGAATCCGAGGTTCTTGAGCTTCCATCGCAAATATGGTCCGATGCTGATTGAGGTCATGACTCCTCCACGCTTTCCGTAATCACATCATAGATCTGTTGCAGTCGTTCCGGCGTCCCAGCGCCCAAATGGATATCGGGACGCATGACATGGTTTAGACCGATGCAGATCATGGCCACGAAATGTCCATCGGTCACCAAGGCCAGACGAGCGGTGAGATGACTGATGTTCTTATGACGCCATTTCGAGAGATTCGGCTGATTGTCGATGTTGCCATCCCAGACGAATCCGAGTTCGCGAAGCTTGTCGATCCATTCGGCTTTCTCGAGAGCTTGTTCGTGGGTAAGGGTGTCCTGTGTCATGGTGCTCTCCTATTCCTGCCAGATCTCACGATTATCCATCTTGTGGTATTCTTCTCGTGAGATCGAGATATAGACTTGTCGACGGCAACGTGAGCACATTGCCAGACATTCGTAATGAGTGGCATCGATTCGCCATGCGTCCTCGATAAGTATTGAACTGCCACGATGACATGATAACTGTTTATGCGCCTTTTCAAACACACTTGCTGGTGCCATGACTACTCCTTTCGTATATTCTCAAAATGGAATCCGTATAGCGTCTTCCGTTTCGTGTAGCCATTGAGTATTTGCGAGATTTTCGTCTGTATGGTCCTCGGAGCCCCATTGGCATAATTGTTCGCAATAAGAAATTGAACGGTAGCCATGATGTTCGGAAAAGTCTCGTTGAGCTCCACAATACGGTTCGGATGCTCCCGACCGTGATGAGTTTCTTTGGGTTCTTCCAACTCACCAAGCCACGATACGACCGTGGTATTCCCATTAAGAATCGCATCGACCGCAAAGAGATTCTGCGGTTGTCTCAAGCGAGAGTATTCACGCAGCCAGGCGTCATAATAGCACAAATATGCAGCCCAGGTTCGCGTGGTGGTAGGGTTGATTGATTCCATTTGGCAAATGGTTTCCCGACGGATCTTCATCAGTTTACCGACTTGATGCTGGGTAAGACCGAGCAGACAACGTGCGCTACGGTATGCGTCAGGCGTTGGCATGAGTGGGCTCCTTCGGATAGATCAGTCCAAGAGATCCGAGCTGGTCGAATTCTTGGATCACTTGCTTATCGAATTGCGACATATATACGTCTTTGAGGATGTATCCTTTCGGAGCTCGTACGGTGAGGCCTCGTCCGATCGCCATATTGAATATGTTGATGGTGAAGGTTCCATCGCCATAGGATTGAGGATACGTCCATGCAAGATCGGCATCCGATGCCTCTACAGGTAAATATCCTCGTCTGTTGACCTCATTGACGAACATATAGATCTTATCGGCATCGAGTTCCCACACATCGCTTGATGCTGTTTTGGGAAAATGATACATGCTGCATTCGACTCGGCGCTTTGTGCCGCAGAACGGGCACCAGCTCGTGCATACATACACGCGGCCTTTCTTGGTAACGGCCATCGGCTTGGTCATGGCCAAAGGTGTGTCGCATTGACATTCTCGCATCTTTTCGACAGCGAGAGACATGCCATTATATATCATGATCGGTGAGAATGATGTGCTGGACAGGGTTACGAACGGCGAAAAAGTCGTGTCGGACATGATTACTCCTTTGTGTAAATATATCAATCGTATTTGGTTTCCAATGCCATCGGACGATCCGTATTCTCAACCGGACGTTCCTTCTGGCAAACATGCTCCAGGATCCATCGAATCTGTGATGGATCCTTGGAATATGGCGCCAGCTCGTACCAGAGAAATACATCGCCGCTGCCGGTGATGAAGCTTACCCCATGCGGTCCAGCGGATTTGTATTCGAAGACGCTGTTGGCGAGTTCAGGCAAGACATATTCGAATATGTCTTTGGCGTGTTTGTCGTAGACGTCCGAATCAGGCGTTTCAGGTTCATAATTCGCCATTGAGGCTCGCTCCTTTGGTCCACAGATACCATTGGCCGAATTCCACGGTGAATATCGCATATTCGGTCGAGTCGTCGATTTCGTATTGATCATCATCGTAGAATTTCTTGGTCGCTCTGTTGATGACCAGCTTCAATGAATGATCATCGAAATCCTCAGCCGATTCTACGTTCGATGCGTCGTCCGGGAATATCAGCATGAAGATCTCCCAGAGACAATCGAAGTTGCTCGGCAGATAGGACATATGACGAGCCCTAGCAATACTTTTCTGAGACGTCTCCGCCACCCATGCGGTTGCCACTGGCTCGCTGCGACTTGGCAGGTTTCGGGCGTTGCTTGTTATCATGGAGTTCCTCCTGATCCTTGATGTCAATGAAACCGCTGGCAGTGCAATCCATGCACTCCATCCAGATATGAATCACCGGATTGCCGTGAGCATCTTCGATCTCTTCCATACGATCCGGGTCCAAATACACCGTCGGATACTTGTATCGTTCGAGATGCTCCACGCTCATATCGACATGCTTGCCTTTGACCAGATCCGAGATATCCGCGTATCGAGATGCGATCTGTGCCGAGGCTTTGCAGACATCGGCATGTTGCTTGGATGCCTGATCGATGAGTTTCTCGCCATCGAGAGTGTCAAAATCAATCATGAGTATACCTTTCAAAAATAAAGGACAGGTACAGGCCGATGAAGGCCCATACCTGTCGCGATGTCATGTCAGCGATAACCGCCGGACAAGGTCTTGACAAACCACCAGAAGAAATATAATCCTCCGGTGAGGATGGAATAGATGCAGACCTTCAGGACGCCAGGCCTTGGGGTTCGATTATCATATGACATGATCAGTCCTTCTCCACCTTGTGGAACGTCATGGTGTTCATAGCGGAATCCGGTTCGTCGAAGAACCGAGCTTCATAATCGGATTCCTGAACTGTCACCAGCAGCTTCTGCAAATATGCGGTGGTGAACTGTTCGTAATGGTTCAGATTGAAGCTCAGCCACGACTCGGTCACAGCGTCGGCGGACACCAGCGGATCGAGCATCTTGACGGAATCCTCATCCAACTGGGCGTTGCCGTGCGAATTCTTCATCCAGATCTCCGGAGGATTGTAGGACTTGAAGTTGATCTTCACCTGAAGCGTGTAGATGCCCGGATCGTTTTCATCACGGCCCTCATGGAACTTGACGTTCAGGCCGAGGTCCTGAAGCGTTTTGGCATCCGATTCCTCGAGGACAATGTTGAAGTTGCGATTGCCGGCCGGATTGTACTTGCCTTCACGACCTGCGAAATTCGTCCAGATCAGACGAACATTCTCGCATTCAATCTTGTTGACGTCACCGTTCGGGCGCTTGACGATGTTGATAGGCATAATGATCTCCTTTTTGTGTAAAATATAAAGCCAAAGCCGCATGTGCGACTCAGGCTTATGATTACCTCTCAGCGAAAGTGGTTTCGTTGATGTCTTGTTTCTTTATTAGTTTGTTGGCTGCTTTCTTCTCCTTATGATTATTCCAGTGGCGACCGATCCAGGCAAACCAAGTCATATCCTTATGCTTGATACGATCTTGAATGCCCGCTTCGATCCCCAACACGACAATCGTGATGAGAATGAAATCAGCGATGGCTTGGCAAATATCAACAGACATGTTGACTCCTTTTCTTGATGGTTCTCATTAAAGAACATGTCTGGTTCGCGAATATAGCCAAAAGACAAAGACCAAGCCGCATGTGCGACTCGGTCTTTTTTTGTCGATTACTAATTTGGATTAACGGTTCTCAATTCGATGATATGGCCTTTGCCATCGTTCATCTTGACACAGAGATCGTCGATAAATAGTTTGGCATCCTTAACGATTGTTGATGCTATATTATTAAAATCGTCTATGATCTTCTGCCAACGTTCAACGATGAAATTGTCGTAGAACTCCTGTTTGACGGGATCATGCAGATCATTATAAATGTCTGGATAAAGACGTTCAAACTCTTCGTTCCACGAATCAATGTGTTCGTTGACTTGGTTGGCTTGAAAATCATAGCCGAGCTTGTATAAGCTCAACAACATTTTGGTGTCAAATGAATCATTATCGATGATATCTCCAGTTTCAACGTCGATGATGACTGGCTTGACATAAATATCGGTCATGATTAACTCCTTTAATGCGAATTAATATTCTCATTAAAGGCCATGTTTCTTCCGCGTTAAAAATGATCATCCCACCACAATGGGAACCAAGCTGCGAAAATCATAACCAATATGGCACCTATGAGTAAATATAACATCAGTTGCTCATCGCGAACTTCAGCAACGAGTTGACACCCTGGTTACGTCCGAGCTGATACCCGATGGCGAAGATGCCAAGGCCGGCCAAGGCCAGATATGCCGGATGATCGAGCACGACATCCTTGAGTGTGGATTTGGATTGATCGATGACTTCGTTTGCATCGAGTACCTGAGTGGTGTCATTATCAGACATGATTTTCTCCTTATTCTTTACAATGGTTGGTTGCATTTCAAAATGGACTTTGAATGGAAGTTTCATTCGCAGTCCTCCGATTCGTCTTGGACCAATCGGACGGTTTCGGCATACCGTACATCCGAAACTCTGTCGATATCACCGGACGCCGATACCATTTTACCGCATCCAGTGCAAATGAGGATGACTTTGATCCGGTTGGCCGTGATATCGAAATCAAGAGCTTTGACCTCGGCATCACAGTTGCAATGCATGAGATCGTCTACTTCTTCGGTGGTGAGTGCCATGGTTTTACTCCTGTTCTTTGTATACTTCATCAAATGGCCGTACGTCGACATCTCCGCCCTGGACCGTGACCGAGCACATAAGCTGATCACTTTCCGGGTCGTAGAAGATATCGTCGAGCATGTAGTTGATCTGATCCTGAATATCGGGATCGGTCATACGCATGATCTCGTATTGCTTGAGACCGATGTTCTGACGAAGACGTTGCAACACGCTTCCGGCCCATATGCGGAATTTTCGTGCTTCGAGCCTACGAGACGCAAACAATGCCTCATAGATGCCGATTTCGTTGACAATGAGCATTCGACGGGTTTTCTGATGTCCTCGTCCGTCAGAATATTTAACCTCGTTTGAACCGAGGTTAAATACGTCGATCGACACTTTCTCCAACATATTAGGTTCGAGTCGTTGAGCTACATGCCACGTGCTAAGATTCAGTGCATCGCAAATATCCTTGAGCACAGCCCACCAGTTGCCATCGATCTCGACAAACCTGATACTGTATCCTCTCCAGTTTTCGGTTCTGGTTTTCATGGTTTACTCCTGTTCTTTGTATACTTCATTGGAAGTAAGATTTTCAGACCTCATTTGAACTGAGGTTAAATAGCACCTATCGTTTCCTTTCGCATTCAATCGGTACCATTGCCGGACGATCAAATGTTTCCCTCATGGCGATATACAAATCGGAATGTCGAGGTATCGGTCGTTGCTTGGGAATATAGGTCCATAGATTGAAGCTGATCATCAGGACCAGCGCCCAAATTGTAACGATCATAGTAATTGACATGATTACTCCTTAGAATTTATGATTGTCTACAAACCAGCTCATGAGTATAAGCAAGCCGAGTGAAATCATCAAACTTAAAAAATCGCTCACACTCATGAGCTGACCTTTCTGATCTGTGTATTATCGAGTCAAGGAAGTAACCAGATCATTGCTTCCAGGATTCGGCGAAATATAGGGTTCGCCGTTTACCAGCCAGTCGAAATCGCCATACTGCGAAACATCATCTCGTGCCTCATCGGCGAGATGCTCGTAATAGGTATAATCGACTTCATCTTGTTTGTGACTGTCTCTGAGAACGCTCGATTCCTTCCATCGATAGCCCTTGGTACCGGACAGCGCGGCGTAACCGCCGTTGCCGTTGTCACGGACCAGCAGACCTCCACCGCAACCCGGTTGGACCGGACTGAAGGCGCTTACCTTGCCGACGAAATCATAGCGATGTTCGTCCTCGGGTAGCCCCTCGTTGAAGTCTAGGTAGATCGATGTCGTGGCGGATTTGGTTTCGCAAAGATCCTTGAAATCAATCGTTTCATGAGAGAACAGTGTCTTGAAGACATATGGTACGGCGAATTGTGCACCCGTTGCCGCCCAACCACCATGCGATGCGGCGTCGTGCCCGTCGTCGCCGTAACAATGATGGGCGATGTATGTCGCTTTGTTGACGATACACATCTTGTCGTAGATCGCTTCGAGTTCGAATCCGTAGCCATATTTCGCTCCCATGTCATTGACAAATGTCACAACATATTCATCGATATCGGCTATCTTGATCGAATCGGTTTTGATATGCACGACTGTGTAGCCAAGCTCCATGACCTTCTGCTTGAGCAGAAGCATGAACAAGGCACCGCGTTTCGCGACCTTGTTGTCGACATTGCGATCGTTGGCGCCATTCCCGACATCGTTGAACTTTGTCGGGAACTTCGCACTGGTCAAACCGTATACCGAATTAATCACGATCTTCAGCGCCTGTGCAAGCGACTTGGTGTTTTCACCCTCCTTAAGCAGTGGAGCCAAAGCACCATCCATACGTCGACGAGCGGATTCGAGATCGCCGTGTTTGATATCGACACGAGCGGCCTTGATATCGCTGAATCGTTTGGTGTATGGACCAAAGAAATTCATGTCTTCAAGACTCGACGGGTGTAGACTGGTCACATCAAGCAAACCGACGTTGCCGAACATGCCACCGAGCTTCTTGTCTGGAAGTTCGGGCATGAATTGATCAGTGCCGCCATATGAATATCCTTCGAGACGTTTCGCCAGATTGGGATGCATGGTGTCGAAATCCATATCCTGGGATCGATAGACCTCACGATATTGTTCGAGTCGGTCTTTCCCGGTCATGGACCATTGGATCCGACGTCCGTAATACGGGCCATTGTCGCCATTCGCCATGCCATATACCCACACATATCCGCCTTCGGAAGGATACTCGCCCAAATACTTGGACTTGTGATCCTTGTCAGCGAATTTGTCGAAGGTATATCCAGGAAAGGTTTCGCTCAGATCCGGGAATGGGAATTCCTTCTGCGGATTCTTCGCGTCTCCGAATATGATCTGTGCCGTATGTTGGTTCGTCGAATCATTCGGCGTGAGGCCGGACAGATTCGCCAGACCTTGACGGGCCACGAAATCCTCATGTAGATGGTTGAACACCGCTTCCGTCGCTCGGACATCATCCTCGCAATATGATTGCACCAGATCCCAAAGCTTCGGATCGACCGGTTTGTCCCACGGCATGCCGAGTTCGTGATGATCGATCCCAAGCTCGATCTCCCACTTCTTCAACGACTGCTTCTTTGCAGAGAAGTCGTAGATATCCGTATAGGAGATGTTGTAGGCATTCTGGAACATGGCGTTTCGACTGCGAGGTCCACCAGCTACGATATCCTGAGACAGGTTGTAGAGCTGTTGGTTGTCATAGCCGAGCCAACCCCATGCATACAGCATATGATTGTCGTATCGTCGGTTGTTGAATCCAACCAACGCCTTGCCGCAGAGCTTACGAACATCCTTCGGATCGGGATTGATCAAGGTCTTCACCGGATGATCCTTCTCGTCACCTGCGTCTTTGAAGCAGATCATGAACAGATTCGGAAATACCTCGACATCATAGAACGTCAGAATATCAGGTGTCCCGGTATGCTTTGGCGGTTCCAAGCTATCAGGTTCATCGGAACGAAGCTTCATATTCGCCACAACCTTCATGCAATAATCTCGATTATGCGTGGAGTTCATGGCAAAATTGAGAATATCAAGACGCATGTCTTCGACGTTATACTGGATGCCGGACTCGTATGCTTCGTCCAGCAACTTACAGATAAAGTCGATCGATGGCTTGGTTCCGGGACAATATTCCTTTCTTAGGTTTCCTTTGATGAGATTGCGAAGATGCTGCTCATCTTTGATCGCTTTCTCGTTGATCATGGTTTTATCTCCTTTGAGAGGAAGACCGCTGGAAATATGCGCGACTTCGAGATCGTTGCATGTGCTGAGTTTCCTTCGCAATGCCGACTTCCCTCGATACACCTTGCATTCCACGTTGATATCGATCAGAGGTTTGAGTCTCGTCACGTCACCATCGTAAATATAATGCAGGTGTACGCCCTTACCGGATTTGCTCAATTCCGCATACGTCGGCGGATACTTCGCGGCTTCGGCAAGATTGCGTTCCAGGCTCTTCTCGCCGTCATCGCCCTTGAGGTCAAAGTCGATGACTATATGATTCTCAGGTACTCGTACCCAATGCAGTTTGGTGGTGTCCACATCTTTCAATGTGCTGGTCGCCTGATCCCAAGGCAACCGAGGTCCTCCGATGGGATTATCGGCGGCGTATTGCGCCGGCCAATTCTGAGCCATGCGATCGAATGCCGAATCGGTCGAATCGAGTTCGAGTTTTCTCGCTTCGATCGGCTTCGGTTTCTCCACTTTCTCGAATTTATCCCAACGGATTCCCTCGAAACCGGTGTTACGAGTGGATTTGCGACCATTGACAATATTGTCAGTCGTCTTGTCGAAATATGATGACAATTCGAACAGGAAGTCGTCACGTTTCATGCGCATGGTCACGTTGCCTTCATCACACCAAACCTTATATTGACGCCAAAGTTCGAGGCCATCGATACGATCGTTATCTTCGAATTGGTCGAGAACGCTTGACAAGAACGAATACATATCATTCGTTCTGGCCACCATTTCGGTTGGCACGTAATTGCCATATGCGTTCGGACCCAATTCCTGATAGACCTCTCGGCAATGGTGGGCGATTGCACCGAGTTCGAACTTGATGCCATCCATGGCTTCGAAATATTCAGCATTGCTGAGTTTTCGTCCTGATGGATAGACGTCGATCAACCTTCGGATCAGACCCGATTTCGAATCTGTGATCTTCACTGGTTTGTTCGAAGCCATGAACAGCATTGTTTTAATCGGAATATCATACTGCTTGACGCCTTTCTCATTGACTTTGATATATTCATGCGAAACAATGGTGTTCAGTAATGAATTATCATCGATCTTTGAGAGGTCGCCGTCGGTTTGAATGGCCACAAGTGGCGCATTCTTGAACGCAGCAGTGGCGAATTGATATCCCTGACCAAGTTCTTTGGCATTGAAGAACGAAACGTAGTTCCCGAACAGTTCCTGAATGATATTCAGAATCGTCGATTTACCGGTTCCAGGCGCACCGGTGATGGCGAAGAATTTCTGAATACGTTTCTGGTCCTTACCATCCACGATCAGACCTATGCCCCATTCGAGCTTTCGACGCTCGTCCGGGTCATAGATTGTTTCCATCAGGCGATCGTAGTTCGGTGTCGGACCCTCGATGAGATCATATGGCAATTTGAATGATGCGTAATCCTCTCGAGTAACGTCATCATTATCAAATATAACCTTCTGATCCAGCATGATGCTGCTGTCATCGAGGTTCTTCAGTTGGGATAGATATCGGTTCCATTGTCCATTGGACATATTGTCCATGTATTCCGGAGTCAATGTCTTGTCCGAATGCGTTGCGATATACTCGCTGATATCCCTATCAATGAGTTCGGAGAGGCGACCGACACTTCTGGACCACAGGTGCGTATCTGGATCATATACGGCGTAGAACTGTCCACCTTTGACAATAAGGTCCTTGAATCCACGGGCCCTAGGATTCGCAATGACCTTGGTTGTGGTTTTGGTGCTTTTGACTTCAGTCACTCGTATTTGGTCCATACCCACTCCTTTCTAGTCCCACTTATATGGAATATCGTGGTCGGAATTGCCGAACAATGTCCACTGATCGAACAATTGCATCCGTCGAAGATCCTTGTCGCATCCCTTGATGACGAACAATCCACCATTGCTCCCATCGGCGTTATACTTCCGGTTCATGGTGCGTTCGACAAGCAGTCGTACCGGTTCGGATGCGTCTCCAACGGCATCAAAATATGAATCCGTGTAGGCTTGCAGATCCATATTTTTGATGAATAGATGCATCCAATCGGCACGAGACAGCTTGAGTGCGAGATCATTATCGACCCGTAGAATCACTGCGATAAGGAATTCCAGGAAGCTCACCACTCCTCCCTGGAATTGCGCTTCGCATGGTGCATGATTGTAATATTCGTAATCGCCACGGAGTTCGAGAGCATCGCCTTCTCGATTGGCATCCATGGCGATACGATAGGTGTAACGGATCATATTCATCGCATGATAGAGTTTGAAATATCCATCATTATCAATACCGACCACATCTTCCAGAAGCCAATCGAAATATGGTTTCACATGTGGTTCGCTCTTAGGCATGTTGCTCCTCCTCATAGGCTTTCCTGGCCATATCTTCGAGCACTCGATGTGATGGCAAGGTGATCTTATCCGGATCGATGCCGAACACCGATTCCTGATATGATTCCTCATGACGTTCGATCACGTAGTCCGTCTTGAACGTGTCATTACGGCAGATCACGACATTCGGATCTTCCTGCCATCCATACTTACCGAATTGCATAAGTACGGCCATATCGATGAGATCGTCCGGACGTTCGACGAGCACTCGTCCTTCGGCGAGTTTGTCGTCTCTGACATAGTAGTCAAGATACACCGTATCGATGAAGTCCGGAGCGGTCTTGTGCTCGTAGTCGTCGATCATATACGCGGTTCGGTTCGGATCGATGGAGTTCTTGAATCGATGCTCCTTCACTTCGGTGAGCAGCCCGAGAATAAGATTTTCGTCCCCATCGCAGGCATCATATGACGCCTGTTCCTCATCGGTCAACGGTCCATCCCATCGAGGATTGCCGTCATGGATTTCGAATCGCGCGAAGATTTTGGTTTCGTCTTTGGTCAAGGTTTCAGCCTCCTGTTCCGGTGTTGGTTTGATTGCTTCGAGTTCTTTTTTGGCATCGGCTATGTCGTTATCGTACATATCGAGACGATCGGACCGTTCTTGGAGATCCTTCTCGTATGCCGCTTTGCGTTCCTCGTAAGCAGCATCCATGGCATCGAGCTGACGTCCTTTGGATTGACGTTGCTCCTCGAGCTGATTGACTTCGTCCTCCAGCTGTCGAAGCGGTATATACTTTCGATATACACCGAAATATCCGACGACGGTAGTTACGGCGACGCCAGCCAGAAATCCGATACCAGCGAATATCAGATTCTCACGATTCATATTCGCTCCTTTCAAGAAGTACACTAGCGATGATCAGGAAGGTTCCAATCGTGATATATGGAATATGGCGTTTAACCACACACCATATATTCTTTACATTACGTTCTTTCAGGCCTTTACAATCATGAATGATATCAGAGAACGTGATCGATGTTATTGATACTCCCCCGATCATCATGCATGTTTGGGCATGAGAATTATGAGGTTCATCGATGACTTTATACTTATCAATAGACTTTTTGAGAATAGTATCATCGATCCTTGTAGCATAAGTTACAAATGCCGCCAATGATGCCTGAGCGCGAGAAGCATCTCCAGCATGAACATCACCAAGCAATTTGCGAGTATTAGCGATCGTATCGTGATACTCGCTGATCTCTTCGATATTCATGTCAGGCCTCCTTAGCATCAAGCTGATGAACGAAACCGTCCATTATCGCACAGCCGTAGCGAGTAACAGCGTCCATACCTTCAGCCCACGTCCTGTCGTTATATGCCGAAACACACAGATATCCGACGATGGCGGTAGCAGCAGTAGCTACCAGAAATGCTCCGGCATCGAACACGATATCTCCGACACGATTGAACAGATTATCATTGATCTCCTGCATCTGTTCGTCAGACTCGATCTCGTTGTTCTCAGCCTTCTGAATAGCATCCACTGCGGTTTCGTGCAGCTTCTTGGCATTCTTGGCAGTACGAATCGCACCGACAGCGGCTACTCCAAGAGCCACAGCGGCAACAGCGGCCTTGGCGATTTTAATAATGGTTGTAACTTTCATGATTATCTCCTTAATAAAATAAAAAGGGAGCGCCACGATTCCAATGACGCTCCCATATCAGATATGACGATCAGATCTGATCGTAGACGATGCCGTCGCAGTTGAACTGAAGAAGGATCTCTTCCTTGCCATCCCATGGGCAATCCTTGACATTATCCCACGGATCATCGCTGCAACCGAATACACCGAAGTCGACGATCGAATCGTGATCAGGCGTATTGATCCAACCGAGCACGGCGCCTTCCTTGGTATCCGGAAGACCAAGCAGACGATAGACATCGTTCAGGAACAGATGCCCGGTGTAATCGAGCTTGTTCTGAGCACGATCCAATGCGGACTTCAGCATTACGGTATTCATATCCGGGGATTCGTTATCCCAGATCTGAGAATCCGGTCCGAACCATTTATCGGTCGCATTCAGCGTCTGGACGTTCTGCTCCTTCTTGGTCTCGATGACTTTGCCTTTGTCGTCGGCGACTTCGACGGTGTCGATGTTCTGATAGAACTTCTGATCGACCTCTTCGCCGTACTGGGCCACGACACGTTCGCGGTAATCGCTGAACTTGGCAGTTACAGCAGCGAATGCCGAAGCCACAGCCGTGTATCGAGTCTGGAGGATGTTGTGTGCCGACAGAATGCAGGCAATGCTCAAACCGGTCAGAATAATGGTCGGAGCATAGAGCTTCGCATAAGCCACGGTGGTACGCATGTAGATAATCTGCTTCGACGAAGCCGCTTCATTGACCGTGAAGTCACCATCATCGAGCTCGCCGTTGTCCACCATCTTTTCGAGGGTTTCGACGCGGCTCATCTCGGTTTCATGGTTCTTCTTTACGTCATCGATATGCATGGTCGACCGACATGCGGTGACGGTTGCGGCGACGCCAAGCACGATACCGGAATAGGTCAGGATTTCCGGGCTATGTTTTTTCAGAAAGAGACCGCTCTTAGCTGCGGTTTTGACTAATGTGCTTTTAATAGACATGTTTGCTCCTTATTTATTTCTATACGCGAACTCGGTTTGCAGAGTCCACTTTTTGGTTGATTCCCAGCGAAACACATAGCGCGCTCCGCTGAACAATATGATCAATGCCGTATGGTTGTCTATTCGGCGGTATTTCTGAACTCGTTCCGAGAGTTCCGGGAAAAGCTGTTGGAAATGAACCATGGCAAGGAAACGATCCATCATATCTCCTCGATCGTGCCGAAATCATAACTCGGATCGGACGTATATAGATATTTCCGTCCATCCCTGGTTGTGATCACGGCCGTATTCGGCAATCGTCCTGGCCAATCGATAACGATATCAATCGTCAAGTTAGCTATCTCCGGAAAATGTCGAAACAGGCGATGTAACCATGATCGATTGATCATGGTTATCATTCTGGCTCGATCGGACTCCTGAATATCGTCGACCGTCAGCAGCATCTGATGATCGGTTTTATCGATGTCGTCTGTGATTGGATGTACCATTATGATCGTACCTCGCTTGCTCTTTGATTGCTCGCACTCGTTTGAGCACGATCGGTATTTGCTCGTCTGTCATTTTATCGACTTTACGTGCCCATGACGGATTGGAATACCAGTTCCTCAGCTCGTCCCGGTCGCTCATTGCAGGTGCTCCGTAGGTGGAAGTTCCACGATATATCCGCCATAGATCGATCGAACACGGCTGCCACGAATGTCATGCCAACCCCAATTCTGATCGGTATATTCAGCGGTGATTCCGGCGAATTCGTAGAAGTCCTTCACTCGAACGACACCATATTGCTGAATATAGTCGTTCATGGCCGTCAAGACATTTTCAGCCGACGGTCTGTCAGGAAACACGACTTTGCTGAAATCATGGCGTTCACGAACTGTGCTGTCGATCACACGTCGATTACTCGACATGGCGTTGTAGTTCGTGTTCTGTGAATAACTTGGGTTATCACGTCGAACCAATCGAGGACTGGTCGGGCGATAATCAGACGCGCCCATGCCATACACCATTCGTTTCGTTCCGCCGATGACCATATCGACGAACGTATCCTTAAGTGCTGGCACCAGCACATCGGTCAGCATATACATCAAGACGTCTTTCGGATCACCACCGAAGAAACGCTTCACACCTTTCTCGACCATGGTATCCTCTTTGAGTTTACCATGAGCGACTGCGGCTTTCTTCGGCGCTTCTTTCTTCGACGCTTCTTTGGATTCCGGAAGACCCAGGTTCTGTCGAGAGACATCGACGACTAATGGCTTGCGATCGTCTTCTATCATGCTCGTTATCCTTTTGAAATAGACACGGAAAGGGCCTAGACATCGTCTAAACCCTTTCCTCGTTACTTATTATATGAGAATGATCAGTTGTTCGACTGATTCTGCTGGTTCAGCTGAGCGAGATACTGCGCCGCTTCGGGAGGGAGTGTGTTCTGAGCCGAGCCGTTGGCGATGGCATTCATGCGCTCAGTCAATGCCTTCGGCACCAGACCGGTGAAGAATCGCGTCGCGAACGTGTCATCGGACATCAGCTTACTCAACAGGCTGTCGTACGCTTCAGACTCCATGAAGATCTTGGTAGCTTCGGGGTTCTTCACGAAATGCGCTTCGCCATCGACTTCGGTTCGCTTGCCATACGATGCCTTGATCAAATCATCGATCAGATCGAACGTATCATCCGTAGATGCCTTTCCGGAAGTCACAGCTTCAAGCTTTTCCTGGATGCCGTCCTTCAGCAGTTGACGCATTTCACGCATGGTAAGATGGAAATATGCATCCATGGTCTTGCTGTTGCCGTCGATGTCCTCGTAGGAAATGGTTTCCTTGATCATGTTAGTTTTCCTCCTGTTTGTTGGACATAGCCACTTTTTGTTGGGCTATGAGTTGTTTGAGTTCCATATCCTGCTGAACCGCTTCGCGAATATCACGATCACGTTGCGCCAGAATATGGTCCCCGGTTATACGGAATGCATACTTACCCGCAAGCTGAGTAAGCACGCCCGTACAGATGGATTTGCCCAATCGGATGCCAAGAGGCTTCAGATATGGAGCGGCCGCTTTACCGGCTTGGGCGAGTAGGGAAATATAAGACATGATTTACTCCTTGTTGATACTCAAATAAGATTGCGATAGTCGGCCATCGGCGATTCGTGGAAATTCACCACAAGCGCCGGTTTTCCATCAGGGGTCAGTGTGGTGCTGAAACTCAGTTCGATCGGATGCTCCGACGTCCAACCGAGATCATCGCCACAACCGATATACGGCAGATCCAAGGCCTCATAGAAGTCATTCAACGATGCATACATTTCAGCATTCATCTTGTAATTGACGTCATTCTGGGCCTTGCGGATCTTCTCCAAGGTCGACGGGAAGAACCGTCCACTGAAACCATCCATGCACAGCACATTGCCATCGCCAATGACCACGGACGAAGCATCGTCTTTGGATTTTGCGATCTGGTCCTTGGCTACGGCCGCTTCGATTTCCTTGGCTTTCTTTTCGCCAACGATCTCGTGTACCTTATCACGATAGATGGTCGCGGCTTCCTGTGCCATGGTATATGCCGAGGAATACGCGATGATCTTATGCGTGGCGGTCTGGTGGGCGCCGATGATCGCGGTGATCGTCGCACCGACCGTCAACGCGGTCGGAATATAACATGGAGCGATTCGTTTGACGAGCTCCTTCTTGTCATATGGCTTGCCGTCGAGCTCCATGCGATACTCCAGCAGACGATTATTCGCCTGAATGGTATCTCGTGACGCCATAACGGCGGTTCCGATCACGCCCACCACTGCCGTGCCTGTGAGAATCGTATGTGAATTTCTTCCTAGAAATTTTCGTCCGTTTGTGATGATGTTACTCACCATAACAACCTTTCTGATTTGTATATTGTCGGTTCGCTAATAAAATATCATATAGAATATGCATACTATTAGAACTAATAGTACTAATAATAGTATAATATCCATATTTACGACCGATCAAAAATATAAAGCCAAAGCCGCATGTGCGACTCTGGCTTGTAGAACAATTCACTCTTGCGAGGAATCTGTGGATTCAGCGTTGGAATTCGATTCATCGGATGAGGAATAGTTCCAATCGTCGTCCTCGTCGTCAACATCGTCGGACTTTCCCAGGTGAATCAGCAATGCGAGTCCTGCGGCGGCAGCGGCTCCAATGGTGATATCCCTGATACGGTCCTTATGATCTTTGACGAACTGAACGATCTTGTTGGGCTTCTTCTCCTCGGTCTCGACGACTTCGGTGGTTTCCTTGTTCTGATCTTCCATGATTTTTTCCTTTCATTAGGTTGTGTATGGTTCTCATTAAGGGGGATGTATGGTTCGCGTTTACAGTGTCTAGAAATGCACCAGTTGTTTGGCGATCCTTTTCTGCAAGGCGAATGGAGTCGTAAGCACACTGGTTTTGACTCGTATGGTATATACTCCATCGAATTCGCGATTCATTATCGTCACGTCTGTAACATGACCTGAATTATAGATCGCGGTCAGCAATTTCGATTCGGCGACAATGGTTTTGGCATATGCCTTAATCACCATAACGTAACCGAGCTGGAAGTGCTGTTTCAGCCAAGCCAACTTTCCTCCAATTCATTTGAAGGATAACGTCCTCGTTCATTGTTACGACGAACGACCTTCATATAAGCGTTCTCGATCTCGGTCTGGGAAAATCCGAAAGCGAATGCGATATTCACCAACGTCTGGTATACGTCACAGAATTCTTCGAGGGAATGTTGACGGAGTGCCATATACGCATCGTAATCGACACCAGTATCATTCTGCCCTTTCAACTGGTCTTTGATCGCTTCCGTCAATTCGGCCGCTTCTTCGAGCGTCTTGAGCGGAGCATGTTTTCCTTCAGGAATCTGTTCACTATCGAAAGCCAATCCGATCGGAAAATGGACTTCCTGCTCTTTATCATTCAGATGCACACCATAGTCGTTCTGGTCATCCGAGCTCACAATAAGCCTCCAAGTTTCTTTTCAAGTCTTGATTTCAGAAAACGAGTTTTGAAGTCGGCACGATTGTCAGGATTGCTGAAATATAATGTTGCCATTCCAGCCAATGGGATAATGACTTTGGTAATCCAGAGTCGTGCTTCACGATACAATTCGATTTTATTTCTCATGTTTGCTCCTTAAAAGTTAAAGCCAAAGCCGCATGTGTGAAATGCGGCCTTAGCCTTTGATGTCATTAGTCATTATTTAGATTCATGTCATCAGCAGTGATCGGATTCTCCTCGTCATCCTTCTCTTCAGCTTTCTTTCCGAGGTGGCAGAGAACGCCGAAACCGGCGATTCCCAACAGCATCGAAAATACGCTGTAGATAAGGGCGCAGATGGTGTACTTTCCGAAGAAGGTGCTAAACTTCATGATAACTCCTTTATTGATGGTTAATGGTTCTCATTAAAGGGCATGTTTCATTCGCGATTATATACGATAATGATCATATTCGTGGTTGCACAATAACCATCGTTTTGGCCCCCACACACGAAATATCCATCGAGTCATGCCGTTTTCGGAAAAGAACAGCAATATGCCTTGCGATGATCGTATAATGGCTTGTCTGAAATTGCAGTCGAGTATCCATGGCGCTATCTGCTCGAGAAAACGAGTAAGCTCATTCTTCGAAGTATCGATATCGAAATCCCTGTCGACCGTCATCATATTCGTGGCATTTCTCACTGCCTCGGTTTCGATGCAGACAGCGCCGTTGTCGTCCACGTACACCCAGAACGATACGCCATTCGGTCGAATATACTGACACCAGCCGCTGATGGTGTTATGTGGCGCTCGATACGACCCACACGAATTATCCATGATCTTGGGAAAGAGTTCCGATGCCACCTCCTCATTGTGCAACTGCTCGCGGACATTCAGTGGTAGATGTTTCAGCACAGTTAACATGTTTCTCCTTAGTTATAATCAGAATTCCGGATCATGATCGAACACCGGTTGTGGTGCTCGTTCATAATTGATCTCTCCGCGATTGAACGCGTTCATATATCGAAGAATCCGATCGGTTTCTTCGGTCACGGTTCGACTGGTATCGTATCCGCCTTTCGAGAATTCCTCGAAATTGACCCATCGTTTGCCGTTGGACATCATTTCTACAACATCGGTAAGCCGTTCTTCGAGTACGGTGAACTGGGCGGCATCGTCGCGTTCCCTACGACTGATTTCCTCCGGATCGTCGCCTCGAAGAAGTAGTCGCTGATATCGAATATTGTCGTCGATATGCAGATAGACTCCGAATCGATCGGTGATGCGGTCTTTAATGGTCAAATATCCTGTCGGATCGAGAATGGTCACGGTGTCGTCATCGGCATTGATATCCTGAAGATTCACGCCGTAACGCCACGTACCAAATATGGTCCGGTATTCTCGAACAGCTACCAAATCCGGCAAAGCAGCATCAAATTCGGCATCGTCCACGAACCAGTAATCGACGCCATCCTCTTCATTATCGCGAGGAGGACGTGTGGTCACCGATACGACGCGCTGAAACCCTCGACGAGCAAGTTCTTCGGCAATGGACGTCTTACCGGAACCCTGTTTGCCAAGCAGGACGATATGATTGGTATAAGCACCGGTCATGTTACCACTTCCTTTCCTGGAAATTGGTATAGAATATATCGTTGATCGCATCAAGTCCGTCCATGATCTGAACATCGTACTCATCCCAGGTTTCGATTGGAATGTCAATGCGACGCTCACATAGTCTGCAAGGAATATCACGTCCAAGCATCCACGCATAAAACATATTCAGAGCGATTTTCGGTCCTGAAATATGAGGAGATATCTTATTATGACGTTTGCGAGTGAATCTGAGTCGTCCAACCGGTCTTCTTGCCATGTTTTTACTCCTAAAATAAAAAGCGAATGGCCAAGTGTCATTCGCCAGTAATGTGTCAGTCGTGGTAGGCTTGGTCCGACAATGCTTTCAGATAACGTCGTACGACGTCAAGCTGTAGACTTGCGGTTCCTAGCTTATCCATGACAATACACACAGCATGGTGTTTGCGTTCTTGGCCATTCGGCAGTTGATCGTAATATCCCTCGTTGAGACGACGGATCACGAGATCAACATTGTCCTCTTCCTGTTCTTTGTCCCAAAGTTCCTTGACGCGGTCCTTTGCGGTGCAGAACAGATTCTTGGATGTTGTCTTGATATCCATGTTTCTCCTTTTTGTCGGTTATTCGGTCATTAAAGACCATGGATGAATCGCGATCAAAAAAAAATATAAAGCCAAAGCCGCATGTGCGACTCTGGCTTTTTGACGTAATCCTATAGATCACATGTCAGATCTTCGGTTTGGGCAGAAACCCGAGGCTTCTCGAACTGATGGTGTGATTTGTTTCGAATCCCAGCAGGATGACGATTCCAGCGAGCGAGATTCCGGCTTTCACGACGGTTTCGATGAGGCTCTTCCGATGGTCATTATAGTCGTTCTTGACGGCGACCAGCGACTTCAGCGATTCCAGATTGTGGTTCGTCATTTCATCGTGACGTTCCACAACCGAACTCGTGACGTTGCCGTCGCCATCAAGAGTGTCTCTTGTGACTTCGGAAGTCCTTGTCAAATCATCGTTCAAATCGGATTCGTTCTCTGGATTCATCTCCTCCTTGAGACGATCCAAATACGCATCGATCTGTTCATCGAACTTCTGATTAATGCTCTTTGATTGATTGGACATGTTTGCTCCTTTCGGTTATGTTGTCATTAAAGGCGATGATTCATGCGCGAAAAAAAAATATAAACGCCATGTCCGGTCTCAGTGGTGGTACGTGACGTTACAGCTATACTCAACATATCGGATAAATGAGAAGCCGCGTGGTTAACGGCTTGTCATTATTAGGATTGATCAAGCTAGAACAATCCGCAGACGATGAGGACAATCGCAATAACGAATATAGCGATAATGGCGATTGCGCCCCAGACGACGGTCTTGAAAATAGTCTTGATGAGGTCCATAATAACTCCTTTGGTTGATATATAGCTTCTCATTAAGGACCATGATTCTTTCGCGAATGCATCATCAAGCTCCTTGTCCCAAACAAAATATAAACCATACGCATCATCGGACAAGAAGCAAAGCAGATGGCTCTGCTTCTATTGATCATTCCTGATTAGAGGAAATGGTGTTCAGTGTTCTTGCGTCAAAGCGACCACATAGTACTCTCCAGCGAGAGCGGTGATTGCGATGGCAATGGCGGAAATTCCAGCGAACATGGTTTTCTCCTTTAATGATGGTATGGTTCTCATTAAAGGGTATGTTTCATTCGCGACTGCAAATATAAAGCCAAAGCCGCATGTGCGACTCTGGCTTGATGATCATTCATCAATATACATTTTTTCAGCGATCTTTTTTGCGATTTGATCTCGACGTCCGTGTCCCCACGTAGTGATGGTTATGCACAAGGTTGGATGATCGTAAAATGGATACGTTACTATAGCATGGTTATAGCTCTTTACGTACGGTAAAGAGCCGACCACGTTAAGTATCGTGTTCACTTGATCTTGGTCCTTGCAATACCCATCGGCAGTGAAAGTTTCGGTTCGGTTCAAAATCTTGTCGATGATAAGCATGATTACTCCTTTGATATTGTTGAATTTCTTCAATAAAGGACATGTATCATGCGCGAAAAAAAAAAAG